GACGTAGCGCGCGAGCGGCCGAGCGCCAAGGCGACGCTGGGCGGCAGGGGTTTGCCCGTCTCGCGCGTGGCGCCTGCGAGGTCGGCGGGCAGTTTGACGCCGGTCCCGACCGACGCCGCCGCAGCGGCACTGGGTGCGGCAGCTCCCGGTGCAGGTGGGGGTTGTCCTGGCGTCACCGCACTCGGTGCGGCAGGCGCAGCGGCAGCACCACCGGCTGACGGCAGCGGTGCCACCGTGCCCGGCAGCGGCGCAGACGTGCCTGTGAAGAGCGCATCAGCCAGGTCGATCTTCTGCTGGTTCGACGCGTTGGGCAGCATCGTGTTGGCGTCCTGCAACGCCTGCTGCTTGGTGAGCTGGCCGTGGCGCTGGAGGAGTACGGCGTTGACATGCGCCATGCGCGCCGGGTCGTTGATCTTCGCGGCTGGCCCGTAACCCAACTCGCGCGCGATGGCTTCGCGGTCGGCGCCCAATGAGGTCGACCCTGTCGATTGGAGGGGCTTGGCGCCAACGAGAACCTGTCCCGTGTCGGCGTTAAGGTACTGCCCCAGCATCCCACCGGGTCCGACGGCGCGGGCATCGAAAACGGCGGCGTGCTGCTGCCCATCGGGCGTCTCGACGAAGACGTGGCCGATGCCGAGGCCACCACGCAGGGACCGCGCGTTCCGCTCGGCGAGGGCCTGCCGGACGGCGCCTTCCGCACCGAGGGACGGCGTCAAGGCACGCACCGTCCCCTGGAAATCGTCTGCTCCGACATCGGGGAAGACATTCGGTCGCGCGGTCGTGGCGGCGAGGGGCGCAGGTGTCGCCCGCCCGAGCACGGCTGCGGGCGATGGCCCTGCCGGGCCTCCAGCGGGCGGTGGTCCCGTGGCGGCTGCAGTGGGCAAAGACGCACGGGGCGCCGCCTCTGCCACCGCCGGGGTGGCTCCGGCAGGGCCTGGGGTGCCGTCTGCGCCTGCCACAGCAGGCGCACTCGTGGCGGCGAGGTCGGGCAGGCCGAAGCGACGCGGGGTGCGCAGTTGGCCAAAGAGCGACGGTGTCGGCGACGCCACAGCACCATCCGACGGGGGAGGCGCGCCGATTGCCGTTGCCGCTTGCGCAGCTGGCTCAGCCCGTGCGACAGGGCCAGCAGGCGCTGCCGCCTGGGCTACCGGTGCTGCTGGCGCAGCCCCCGCCGCGTCCGTCGCCATGCTGTGCCCGACCAGCGCCCGGATGGCATCCATATGGGGCGATGCCTCGTTCTCGCCGAGCCAACCCGCGAGGCCACCCTTGCGCTTGGGTGGATTGGCCCAGTCCAGCATCCCTGCGACAGCGTGCGACTTGACCTCGGGGTCTGGGGAGTTCAGCAGCGTCGAGAGGATCTTGCCTTCGCGGTCGTGCGACGCCGCCGCGTCGGCGCGGGTCTGCGCTTCCACCTCGCCTTTGCGCTGCGTGAAGCCACCGAGGAGCCCCTCTAGGTAGCCCGTAAGCCTATCTCCTACAGCTAGTTAGCTGCACTAGCCCCACCCAGCCGTGTCGCTTGGGATGCTGAAGCCGCCCCCGCCGCCTGTGGGATAGCTGCCCCGCCCACCACCCCACTTCGTGCCCCGCAGCACATCGAAGATGAGCCCCCCGATGCCCGCCCCGGCTTTCTCGCCTTCGCCCCGTGCATACTGGCGGTTGGCGGTGCCCTGCCCGAGGAGGTTGCTGTAGATCGCGCCTGACTGCCCGAGCATCGGCGCGCCGAGCGCCTGCTGGCCCTGCCCGATGGAGGCAAGTGTGCTGGCAGCTCCAGGCTGCACACCCGTGATGAGGCCGCCGATCTGCCCGGCGCGTTGGCGGCCGAGGTCGGCGCTCGCGACATCGCGTTGCGCACCGCGCACGCCCGACTGGTCGAGATTCCGTTCGGCGCCCCGATAGACATCGGTCAAAGCCGCACGGGGTGCCGCCACGGCTTGCGTCTGCGCGGCGCGGTTGCCCGAGAGCAGCGTCTGGAAGTAGTTGGTCGCGGGCGCTTGCGTCTGGGCGCCGGTGGTGAGGAGGTTCTGCCCGCCTGCGGAGAGCGCCCCAGCGGTGCCTTGCGCGCCTGTCAGGGCGGCGAGTTCCTCGGGCGAGCGTTGCATCGCGGAGGACTGCGCCTTCCTGCCAGCAAAGGCGCCCACTCCAGAGGCGATCAATGGAAGGAATGGCACAACTGGCATAGCTATCTACCAGTTAGCGCCATGTGCTGGCGAGACTAGCACATATTCATCCAGGCTGTGCGCCACTCGTCGCCAGTACGCGCCTGCAGGACGGCGGTTGTTCGCCTGCTCCGTCCATGTTGCCCACCGACAGTTCCCCGGTTCATAGCCCTTGTCACTGTCGATGCGATCCAACGTATGACGTGGCGTAGGCTTACGCCCCATGTCAGCGAGGAAGTTCGGATAGGAATTCCGCCAGCGATCACACACGGTGACGCCACGCGATTGGTAGAACCGCACCTGCTTCGGATCACCACTGAAGTAGCACCGCCTGCGCATACTGCCCCACGCAGCATACTCTGGCGTCTCGTGCAGGCGAGATTCACCATGCGTCGGAAGAAACTGATGCGTCTCTGGGTCGCGTTCGAGCACGACTTTCGGCATCTAGCCTCCTGACTTTGTTGCTGCATCTGTCGGCGCCGAGAACCGCCAGAGGTCTCCCCGCATCCGCACGAACCCTGCCTTCTCCGCGAGCACCGCCACGGCGGGCGACTCGACCAGCGTGAAGGCGTGCAGCACCCCGTGCATGTCGAGCGTGGCCTTCATCTCGCGCAGCAGCTGCCCCGCGATGTTCGTGCCGCGATGCTCGGGGTGGACCCACAGCCCATCGAGGAAGGGCATCAGCAACAGCGACCAGAGGCCCACAATCTCGCCTGCGGAGTTCTCCGTCACGATGATCAAGGCGGCGTTCGAGTCGGGGAGGCCGTTGGTCGCAAACGGCAGGGGACGGAGGCGCTCCCAGTCCTCGGGCGGCAAGAGGCGCGTCTTGTAGGCCCCGATGAGCGGTACCGCTTCGGTGAAGCGCCCGTCCAGCATGGCCCTAGAGTCTACCGCCATCTCCGCTTACTGATGCACCGCAGGCTGGCTCCCGAGGTTCGGGTCCGCACTGCCCGTGTTGCTCGGATTCGCGCGCGCCTCCCAATACGCATTCCAGCCCTGATACCACTTCCCATTGCTGAACTGCGAGGGGACGCTGGCGTGGTCGATCCAGTACTGGTCGACACTGGGGTTGTAGCCGATGCCGTAGAACTGGAGGCTCGCGCGCACGCTGGCAGCGATGGCGGAAGCAACGATGGACATCGCGATGATCGGGTTGGTCTGGCTGCCAGACTCGCCTGCTGGCGGGCCGGATGGCGGTGGAGCGCCGCCACCGGTCGAGGTCGCAGGCGCGCCGGGCGTCTGCGAGAGCGCGAGCGCCGCACGGGCGTCGCTGTGCGCAGCGGTGATGGCGGTTTCGTTGGCGTTGTGCGCCGCGATGAGGGCGGCGTTGGCGGCTTGCGCCTGCTGGAGGCGCTCCTCCATGTCATGAGTACGATCCCAGAGGAGTCGCAACGTCGCCTGCGTCGCGTATTCCGGTACGTCGTCCAAGTGCGGAAATAGCCGCTTGATCGTCGGCTTCGGCGGCAGCGTCAGACTCATGCTAGACTCCGCACACTACGGCCCAATTCATCGACCTGACAGCACAACGATTCACGTGGCTGACAGTACTCGGACGCACGTCTAATAACCGACACGGTGGATCGCAGTGGATCTGCCAGTGTAGGTGTGGGAAGCAGACAAGCGTTTCGAGCCTGTGCCTTCGTCGTGGTACGACGAAGAGTTGCGGCTGCCTCCGTAATCTGAATGTGCGCCTCCGCCGCATCAAGCATGAGGGCCTACGCCTACACCGAAGTGAATACTACACGTGGATGGCAGCCAAGCAACGCTGTTGTAATCCACGCTCGAAGAACTATAAGGACTACGGCGGGCGGGGCATCACCATGTGCATGGAGTGGCAACAGGACTTCACGGCCTTCTTTAGAGACATGGGACAACGGCCCTCGCCTAAACTGACGTTGGAGCGGATCGATAACAGCAAGGGGTACTCGCAAGAGAATTGCCGCTGGGCGACGTGGAAGGAACAACGCCATAACTCGCGTCCTATCCCCCGGCGGACCCACCAGCCGCCTGCGCCGCATAGACCGAACTCGTCATAACGCGTGTTGGATCTCCTGCATCATTCCCGAACGGGCGCACCGTGATCGGATTCGCTGCCGCCCACGGTTGCAAGACAACAGTCAGCTCATCTCGATATAACCAGAACGGATCGGCGCTCGTCAGCACATAGCGCACGAGCACACCTTTGATCGCCGCAAAGGTGACATAGGCCCGTTGCTTCTGCCCGCCTGTCGAAGGGATGACATACTCCGTTGTCACCGTGCGCCCCCGCTGGTTCACTTGCATCTCGACCGAGAGCGTAACCGGCTGTGTCGACTTCACCACCACATGCGCGTAGAGCAAATGGAACCACCCCGGTAGGCGGTGATTCGTCTCTTGTGTTTCCCACCGTTTGAGGGCGTAAGGCTCCTCATCGAATACTGGGGTTATCGTGTAGGCACGCCCCGGATTCCCATCGGTAGGGAACACACGCAGGATGCGTCCGAGTTTCTTCTCCGAGAGTGCGAGCTGCACCACGCGTCGCCCATTCGTATTGACTGGCAGCGTCTCAACGATTGTGCCGTCGAGTTCGACCGTCACAGACTTCGTTTGACCGAAGGTGTCGACTTCAAAGAGGAACGCCTTGAACCACTTATCCGCTAGCGTGCCCTGGGAGCTGAAGGTGGCATTGAAGTTCGCCTGCTCGGACGGTTCAGGCGTCAACTGCCAGCGGTGCGCGTAGAGCAGCCCTGGATTCTCATCGATGGCCTCGAAGTGGTAGACGTGCCCGCGCCCCCACGGCAGCGTGAGGTGCACCACCTGCCGCGCCGTCGTCGTGATGGGCCAGTAGGTCAGCCCGCCCGCCAAGTCGTTCGTCAGGAAGACGCCATCGACCGACACCCGAATGCGCTTCTCCACCCCGAACGTATTCACGTGCAGGTCGAGCCCCGTGTGGTAGTTGTCCCAGCCGTTCTCGAAGCCGGCGTCCCACCGGGCGATGCGCGGCGGCTCCGGCGTGAAGATCCAGTCAGCCCGGTAGAGGATCCAGAAGAGGCACGCATCCGACGACGGGTGGACGCGCACTTGATTCGCCGCGACCGACGGCCACGAGAACTTCAGCTTGTGCCGCCCGTTGGCGTTCACAGTCAGCGTCGTGACGGTAGACTTCACGCCCGCGAGGTCCGCCTCGATGAGGACCGTCTTGTCGACGCCCCCGGTGTCGCAGTCGAAGGTCACACCCGACAGCCAGACCTCGTCGGGCGCGCCAAGGTCATCCCAGTTGGTGACGCGCCGCGTCGTGATGTCCGGCTGGAGGGTAATCGCGTAGCCGAACTGGTAGAGGACGGGGCGGGCAGTGGCACTCGACCACGAGACCTCGGTCGAAATCGAATGCGCCAACTGCGGGGAGTCGCCAAAGGCGTCCAGCAGGTAGCGGTTGCGGCCTGCACCTGCCGTCAGCGTCTGCGCGAGGTTGGTGACGGTTTCCTCGTTCAGGAAGTGTTGCACGCTGAGGTCCACACCTTGACGGTCGGCGTCGAGGAAGGCGTCGCCGAGGAGCTTTTCCTCGCGCGTGCCACCGGAGAACGCGCCGGTGCGGAGGGTGCACGGGATGGCGAGGTCGCCATCGCTCAGGCCGTCATGCGTGTAGGTCGTGCCGGTTTGCCCGCCCAAGAGGAGCGTCGCTTCGTCCTCGCCTTGCAGCCCCGCGAGTGGCTGGCCAAACGCGTAGTGCGCCCAGAACTTCTGCAGCAGGTGGTAGACGAGCACCTGCGTGGCACCTCCCGTATCCTGGTAGGCGAAGTAGACGCGGTTGGCGTGAATGGTGACGGCGGCACGCTGCGTCGTGTCGATCGGCAACAGACCCCGCAGGCTCTTGCCCTCGTAGAGGGGTTGGATGTCCCGCCCGATCCATTCCTCCGGCCCGCCGGTGGTGCGGAAGAAGCCGTCCTCGGCGGAGAAGTAGATGCCGCCAGGCCCCACGGCAAAGGCCCAGCGGCTGTGCGAGAGGCCGCGCTTGCAGAGCGTCGGCGCGGTCGTCACGCCAGAGCCACCAGCCAAGTTCGGGTAGACCGCATAAAGCCGCTCCCGGCTGAAGACGAACGCTTGATGCCCGAGGAGGCCCCCGTGCTGCAAGGCTTCCGAGGGGGGGCACACTTCCGTGTTGCCTGACGCCGACCAGTGGTCCGGCGAGTTCGCGAGCGAAAAGTAGAGATGCCCCGGCCGGTAGGGATCGCCGCATGCGAAGAGCATCCCTTCCAGCGGCCCCCAGAGCGCGGGCACCGGCTGCGCCAAGACGGTCGCACCGGCGTCATTGACCGTGGGCACCGGCTGGAAGTGGTCGGTCGGGAGCATGCCCGCAGCGGAAATCGCATCGTCGGTCAGCGTGTCGGTGAAGGCGCCACCATCCGCCGTGTTGACGCCCTCGAAGAACCAATCGTCGACCAGCGAGCCCCCCCGCCGATAGATGCGCTGGCGCACGGCGCTGTCACCAGAGGCTGGGGGCGTGACGACAATCGCGCGGCGCACGCTGTCGAGCGCGAGCGTCGTGGCCTGCTCGGGTGAGCCATTGCTCTCCACGCCCGTGCGCGGGTCGTAGTGCGTCACGCGGTAGTCATACTTCTGGGCGCCGGGCTCCACGGTGTCGGGACCAAAGCCACCCGTGAGGTAGATGTCGCCGAGGCCGAAGGCGACCGGCCCAAAGCCGTTGAGGGGATCCGCGTCGGCGGACACGTAGACGATCAGGCCGGTAATGGTCGCCCAGTTCGCCGTCGCGAGTTTCCCGATGCGGTGGAAATCGCCCCGACGCAACGGCAAGCCCACCGTGCCGAGCTCGAACCATTCGTGTGCCCCAGAGGCCAGCTGCTCGGCGAGAAACGTCGTCGGATTGGCGAGCGTGTCCCGGAGGCCGCGGTGCGTCAGATCGTAATCGCGCAACGCGGCGATGCGGGCCTCCTCGGAGGCGGCCGTCTGCGTCTGCGACGATTGGATGAACCCCCCGAAATCCGCACGCCGGAAGCTCTTCACATAGGCCTGGTCGTTGCCCCCCGGTGCCACGGGGGGATCGGGCTCGGCGTCAAGCTGGAGGTTCCGATTCGTCCCCGGCAGGATGGACGGGTCAAACACCGACGAGACCACGACGTAGATCCGCAGCTCCCGAATGAGTTGCGGGTGCGAGGTCTTCAGCCAGAGGTGGAAGAGGTCGTCATCGCTCGCGGGAATGTCCCCCGGCGCACCCGTGGTCGGCGAGAGCGTCGTGAGATCGCCGGTCAGCGGGATCCCAATCCACGCATCGACATAGTCCGAGGGCCCCAAGCCAAAGCCCGTGAACTGCGGATGGATGACCGTGTAGATGTCGGGCAGGCCCCCTGGGATGCTCGCATCATCGATGGTGTCCGGGGCGGCGGCCGAGTCCCGATCGTTGGAGGTGATCATCACCCAGTTTGCCGCCTGTGTGCCGTCGCTGCTGCTGCAGGTGGCGAGGCGGCGGCGATACTCGCGGTCGAGCGCGGTGGTCGGCGCCGCCCCCGGCGCGGGGAGACCGATGGGGAGCACGAGCCCATCGGCGCGCACCTTCCGCATCCGGCTGCGATCGGCGACGAACATCCACGGGTCGCCCGAGAGCGGTGGGCGATGCGGCACCAAGGTGAGCGGGTCGCCCGAGTAGCCTGCGTCAATGGCCGTGAGCGCGCCCGAGGCGCCGATGCGCAGACTGCCATCGGTGCCCCAGAGGCGCGTATCAATGCCGGTCTGTGGGTCGGTCAGCTTGCGCACCGAATGGTGCGATGTGCCGCCCGTAGCAAAGGCGGTCTGGCCGGGACGGGCGGTGACTTCGCCGGTGTTGTCGTGATCGAGATTGGTGTGGACGCTCCAGCCCTCGAGGGCGTCGAGGCTGTCCTTGAGGTTGAGGCCGTTGACGCCGCAGCGGACGAGATGCGACTGAAACGGGGCCTGGAACGGTGCGGAGGTGACCGTCTCGCCGCGCCGCGAAAGGGGATCAGGCATCAGGCGCCTTGTCTGGGAGGAGGTGGCCAAGGTCTTTCGTGCGGAACACCTGCTGGCGACACGTCCGGCACCGGTATGTCACCTGCCAGATGTCGCGCGTCACCCGCCGACCGCGAATCCGCTGCCACTCCATGAGGAGCGGCGTGCCACAGCAGGGGCAGGGCACGGGACGACTACTCGACAGTGGGCGACGCACGTCAGGCATCGCCGTGCTCGTCCTGCAGGTGGTCGGCGAAGCACGGCAGGCAGAACCACGCCTCGCAGTCGAGGCAGGCGTGCCCTGCCGCACGCGGGACCCACCCCTCGCACCCGTCGCATTGGCGCATCGGGTCGTCGCTATCGCCTAGCGCGTCGAGGTCCGGGTCGATGTCGTGGCCGTTGGGGTCGTCCGTCATCACGCGAAGCCTTTCAGCAGCAGGTTCGCTGCGAGTTGCGTCAGTTGGGCGCGCTGCTCGCAGTAGGTCGAGCGCTCCGGGTCCTGGAGGCGCCCCACTTTCGAGAGGAGCCAGCCGAGGGCGTCGTACTTGACGCCACTGGCGAACTCGTCGGACACCGGCAAGGTCAAGGCCGCACCCGTCATCGAGGTCGGGCGGGCGATATAGAGCAACTCGATGGTGCCATTCGCCAGGGGCGTCGGGACCAAGCGGAGGGTCAGCGTGGAGGCGTCGAGCGCGGCGTAGCCGAGTGGCGTGCCACCCGTCACTTCCCACGACGGCAGGCCAAGGTCGGCCTCGAAGCTATCGACCGGCGAGAGCGGTGTCCGCACGCCCGCGAGGCTGCGCCAGACGAGGTGCGCGGTGGCGAGGTGGTCGGTCGGCAGGGCGACGGAAGTCGCCGCCGCGAGGACGGCGAGTTCGGTGCGCGTTACCACGAGGTGGGTGGCGCGGAGGAGCTCGCGTAGCCCCCCGTTGACGCCGTCGAGGACTTCCTCGCGCGTCCAGACCTCGGAGGGCCACGACGCGCCGCCATCGGGCGGCTCCAGCAGCGCGAACTGCAGCTCCTCCAGCAACGCCTGGTCGGTCACGGGCCGCCTCCACCGCCTTGGCCAAAGGACGCCGCCACCGCCGTGAGTTGGTTCGGCGCCCCCTGTGACGGTTGCAGGTCACGGCGCCGGTCGAGCCCTGCCCACTTGCGGAACTTCTGATTCGTCTTGAGCAGGCCATTCTCGTCGGCCGCCGCTTGGAGGAAGGTCTGGAAGGCGGGCAAGGTGGCGCGCCAGCGCGGCCCCGCCTCCTTGAAGGCGAGGATGTGAATCGCTTGGTCGGTGAGGAGGTCGACGATTTCCTCGCCGCAGTCGATGGTGTCGCCATCCTCGACGAGCACCGGCGTGTTGGAGACGCCATCGACGAGCAGGTAGTTGGCGACAGCCGCAGCAGTGGCAGGCCAGATAGAAATCGTTTGCAGCGAGAGTGGCGCCCACAGGGTGGGGACGGTCGGAACCGCCCCACCTGAGGCGGTCGTTTCCGACCGCCACGTGGGACGCCCAAGGTCCAGCTCGAGGTGCGAGGTCGGAACGAGCGGCTGTCCGGTCGAGAGCGCCACGCGCATCCCGTAGGTGAGGGTCGCACCCAGCGCGTACTCGACGACGGGCACGCCCGCGATGGGCGCGAGCGTCGAGAGCGTCAGGCGGCGGCGCCATGTGCCGGTGAGGAGGTTCCAGTCGCGCAGGGCTTCGTTGAGGGCGAGGCGTGCCTCGGTGGACGTATAGAAGAGGGAGTGATCCGCGCGCTGGTCGACCGAGGCCACCAAGTCGGCGAGCGTCAGAACCGTAAACGGCATCCTGCCGCCATTCTACGGGAAGACGGGCGCCGCCCCCGTCGAGGGCAGGCTCGACGGCGATGACGGCGTCGGCACAGGGCACGCGCCCAGCAGCGGCGTCACTGGCGCCTCATCCTGCGTCAGCAGAAAGAACGGGCACGAAATCGAGCAGCCAAAGCGGGCGAGTGGCGTCAGTGGGTCCGGGTCGAAGTAGCCACCGTCCTCATACTCGGCGTGGGTGACTTCAGCGACGAGTACCCCGTCGCTGACGCGGAGGCACTGGAAGACGGAGCGCAGACACGCATCATCCGCACCGGGCGGGTGGATCCACGCCCAGAAGGTCGTCGAGTCCAGCCCGTAGGCGATGTGTCCCCAGCCCGACAGTCGGGAGGAGTGACCGAGCGTGTAGGTGCGCAGCACCGTGCCACTCGGGTCGTAGTGCCGCACGAAGAAGGCGTGTGGCGCGACATCGTTGTCGAAGTAGGCGGCGAGAATCGTGTCGTCATCGAGGACGAGGAGGTCGTCGACGGTGTAGATGCCTGCCACCGGCGGGGCGAGGGCCGCGAGTGGGGCATCCGTCAGCAGGCTCCAGCGGCTGATGGAGCTGTCGCCAGCCGCGTTGCCGTAGAGGAGGGTCTCAGCCGCATTCGCCGCCAGCGCCGCTCCCGAGGTGATGGCGTGGGTGGCGGTGATGACCCCCAGCGCGGAGACGACCGAGACCGTCCCGCCGCTAGCGACGTAGAAGTTGTTCGCCGCACGATTCGACCGGATCCCGCCCGCCGCCAACGCCGGGGTCGCAATGGCCGTGAACGTCTTGTCGAAGCAGTACACCGTCTGGTCGAAGGCGTTATCGGCGAGGAGCATCGTGCCATCGGGCAGGATGTCACCCACCTCACCGGCCGGAAAGCCGTACCCGGGCGAATGCGTGAGGACATCGGGGCCAAACCCCGAGACGAAGCGCCGCACCTGATAGTCGGTCGTTGGCGACAGGATGACAGCCGGGAACCAGCGCGCGTCGTCGATGACGCAGAGGTCGCCACGCCGTGCCGCGTCGATCGGCGCCCGTCGCACATCGAGCGTCAGGACAGCGGGCGTCGCCGCCGGATCCAGCGCCACCAGCTTGAAGTAGTAGGCGTCAAAGACGCCCACTTCGACGGGAAACTGCACCGGCCGGTTGGTCGCCGTGAGGGCCTGCGGAATCGCCGTGCCAAAGGCGTCCTGGTAGACCTCCAGCCGGGGCGTGTAGAGGACGGCATCGCCTGAGGCGAACGCGCCGAGCACGAGGTCGCTGGCCACCGGCGTGTACTTGTACCAGACCGTGTAGGCAGTGGCGGTGCCGACGTCGTAGACGTCCTGCACCACATGGGCGGGCAGGGGGCCGAGGTCAATCGCAGTGGCGGCGTCGAGGTTGGTGGGAATCGCCACCTAGGAGTGCCCCACCATCGACGGCCTATGACCTCCGAGGCCGGGGTAGCCTCGGTTCCCAGCGGCCACGGCGCGTGAGTAGCGGGGCCTCGCCAGTATAGCCGAAGGCTGGTGCATCAAACTCAGCTCACGCGGTGCAGGTTCCGCACCACGAGGATGACTTCGTGCTTCCCCGCGCCGGCAGGCCACGTCCACTCGAACAGCGCGATGTGCCGCTCAAACGGCAGCGCCTCCACCAGCGTCGTGTCGCCCACTTGGATCGTCCACGTCAGGAGGCCACCAGCGGAGACCGTGACGTTGTTCGCGTTGAGGACGTTCTGCACGTTCCGGCTGTTGACGATGCCGTCGGTGCCGTCGGCCTTGATGACGTAGAGCGTCAGGACGAGCGTCGAGAGGGTGCCCGCCGGGAGGGGCGTGACGCCGTCGTTCGCGACGAGTGTCGCCGTGTATTGGCCGGTGGCTTTCTCGTCAATGTCGAACGTCTGCGGCAGCATCAGCAGAGGGCCTCATCGACGAGAGTCGAGGACGCGAAGGCTTCAGCCGTGAGGTCGGAGGCCGTGACCGCCTCGCTTGACAGGTCGGTGGTCGTCACCGCATCGTCCACCAACTCGGTGCAGTAGACGCCGAGCGCGATGAGCGCGGGCGGCGTGACGTAGACCGCCTCGGTCGGACGCAGGCGGCGGCGCATCAGGCGGTCGAGCAGGGTGGGGGTCCACCCGAGCGCCTGCGCCACCACCACCTGCACCGACGGCGGCGGGTCGAAGGTCTCGCCCCCCAGACGACCCCGCGCGAGGCGGCGCAGGGGTAGGCGCGGACGCAGGACAGGTAGCCACGTCGCAGGCCGCACACCATCCATGAAGGGGCCGACCCACTCGCGCACATTGAGTTGGCGTCGGCGACGAGGCGCAGCAGGCTGCGCCGCGAGGAAGGTCAGGCTCATGAGGACATCGGGGACGGCGATAGAGGCTGCGGAGGACGGCGCGACGGTGTCCGCCTTCGACCGCAGGCGGCAGCGCGGCGGCTGGAGCGGATCAATCGGGAGCCAGTCGAGCGCCATCACTCACCAGCCGAAGCGCACCCAGAGGAGCAGCAGCCCGGCGATGACTAGCGCAATGGCGAGGTCGCGCACGAGTGGCGGCTGTGGACTGGGATCGGGACGGGGCGTGGGCGGGGGGACAGCCGTGAGCATATCAGACGCCTGCCGAGCGACGCAACCGGTCCCGCGCTTCGCTTGCCTCCAAGGTCTTCTCCCACGGCAGACATCTGCCGAGGTCACAGCAGGGCAGGCAAATCGGCCGCATACAGACGCGGCAGAACGCCCCCGCTTCTTCCTTCCATGTCCATGACTGGCGGTCGAAGGTCAGGTAGACCGTCGAGGCCGTACCCGGCTTCACGACGATGACGCGTTGACAGTGCCCGCAGGACACTGTGTCCCGCACGAAGGGCGACCCCTCGGCGTCGAGAATCGTGAAGCTGCCCGCGTGGTCGAGCCGCACGACTCAACTTTCAAACACATGCACGGTGGCGGTGATCACGACGGCTGAAGACGTCGGCGTCTGAATGCCAATCCCGTTGGCGGCGGTGGCGGGTGTGATCAAGGCGCGCGTGTCATCCACCTCCCACCGGAAGGTCGCCCGCTGATTGAGCGGCACGTCCATCAGGACCTGATTGGCCGTGTAGGTCGGCTCAACCGTGTGGTTCTGGCCGCAGTCCTGCTCGGTGGCGGCATCGGCGGGGTTGAGCGGCTGGAGCGTCACGGCCGTCGAGGTCCCGGCCGCCGTGCACCGCTGGAGGACGTAGAGGAACGGGTTGTCGGCAGCGGCAGCTTCCGAGCCGAGGACGATGAGGTACCAGCCCATGCGGCGCGGACGCGTGGCATCAGCGGTGATAGTGCCGAGGGAGGCGGCAGCGGAGGCGGTGCGTCGGAGTAGCGCCGCAAGATTCATCGTCTCCTCCTCAGAAAGCCGTGCACCCGCCGATGAGCGTATCGTTCGCCGTCCACGCAATGGTGGATGTAATGCCGACCGACGCTGTCGTCGACGAGGTCTGCCGCGTGATGTCGAGGGGCGTCGTCTGGTCAATGAGCCAGCAGTTCCAGCCGGTGGTCGCGGTCGGCAGGTTGATGGTGCCCGTGGTGCCGGGAGCTGTGCCGCCTACGGTGATGCGGAAGGCGGCCGTCGTCGAGCCAGCGACGACCGCCGCAGCCGGGGATGAGCCGGCAAAGCTGGCAATCGTCGGCGCCGTCGCCGTCAGCGCAATCGCGCCGTTCAGTTGTAGCGAAGTCGTCGCGTTGACCGCTGGTGTAATCACGGACGTGCCGATGTAGGCGGTGCGTGGGCGCGTGGCGCCGCTGGCTCCGATGTCGTAGGTGTTGTCGAGGCCGGCGACAAACATGCCGGTCCCATCGACCTGCCAGCGCACGAGATTGTTCGTCGCCAAGGCAATCGGGACCGCCGATGTGCCCCCGATGAGGAACGTCCCGGCATTGACGGGACGCAGCCAGATCAGATTGGCATACAGGGCCCCGGTCATGGGGCCCCCCACCATCCCGGAGGAATAGGCGTCGAGGACCACTTGCGCCGTATCGCTGCGCGCGATGAAGCCCGCCGAGGCAAGGTTCGCGCTGCTCGTATTAGCGATGTCGATGCGGGGCCCGCCAGGCGCCACCGAGGTGGAGGCTTTGAGGAAGTTCGTGTCGGGCACGGTGCCGATGCCGAGATTCCCCAGCGGCGCACGGAGGGCGCGCTGCACCTGCGCCGACAGTGGTCCCTGCCCACTGACCGAGACGGTCAGGAGTCCAAGGAGCAACACGCCAACCGGCGCCAACAGCCAGAGACGCCGCATCAGCTGCCTCCCATGGTCGGCTCCAGATGCGCTGTCAGCCGGAAATGCCCCCCGACGCCGTACGCGGTCTTCGCCGATGCCGAGCGATTCACCAACCGCAGGTGGAGCTGCGGCACGTTGACCCCTGCCCCCGTATGCTGCGCGAGGTCGGTGTCGCGGTACGGAATGTCCAGCCCATCGATGTAGTAGTACCAGAGGCTGCCAATTTGCACCGCGTCGGTTGTGGCGAAGCTCCAGCGTCCCCGGAAGGTGTCCTGGTTCGGGTCGACGTTCGGGCCGTCATGGCTCCCGAACACTTGGATCTCCCACGCGAGGTTGTCGCTGCTGACGAGCGCCATCGAGCGCAGGCGCGCAACGGTGACGCCCCCGGCGCCAAGCGCCCCGCCGAGCGTGAGGTCCTCGGCAATGGCGGCGTTCTGCGCCAGCGACCCGGTGAAGTTGACCCCGTCGACCGAGACGACGGGGAAGACATGCCCAGCCTGCGACATCGCCGGCTACTGCTTGTCGACCGTGCCCGGCGAGCGGCGCGTCAGGTCGGGCGGGTCGGGTGGCGTCTCCGATGGCGCGAAGCGATTCGGCAGGCTCGGGAGCCCCGAGACGCTGTTCGACGACTCTGCGGTTGAGGGTGAGGGGACTTCGGGCAGGGCCTTCTTGTCCCAGAAGGTCTGGAGGGCGGCGGGGCCATCGCCACCGTCAGCGTTAGGGTCGCTGCCTCGACTGGTGATGGTCGTGCCGCCGAGGTCGAAGCTGCTGACGGGTTGCTTATCGTCAGGCCAAAAGGTCTTCAGGTCGCCCATAGAAGTCTCTCCTCTCGCAGTTGCGCGGCACCACTCACATTCTGTAAGCTAGGCGCCCCCATGCGACAGTGCACGATTGACGGGTGCGAACAACCGTTCGTCGCCCGTGGCTGCTGCAACAAGCACTACAAGCGACTGCGCCGACACGGTACCACAGCCCCTCGGAAAGGTGAATGGGGTTCGGGCCACGTCGATCGCGCCGGGTACCGCTACCACTGCAGGCAGCGGAGAAAACGAGCCGAGCATCGGGAGGTGATGGAGTGCGTACTTGGCCGTCCACTACAGCGTGCAGAGGTCGTACACCACCGCAACGGCGACCGATTAGATAATCGCCCAGAGAACCTCTGCATCGTCTCACCGACAGAGCACCGCCGCCTCCACACGCGATACTTCCGTGACGCGACACATAAGCAATGCTCACGCCGCCACTGCCTTCTTCCACGGACGATGTTCACACGAGTGAAGCTGCGAGCGACACGACCGAATGACGACCCGCATTTCTCCATGTGCCGCCCCTGCGCCAGTCAGTACACGATCGCATGGCGGCATCAGTACAAGTCCAAGACAGTCGCGTCCGAGGCGCGGAGCGACTGATCACTGAAACTAATTTCGGCTAAGGGCCACCGCTCCCAGTGCACGGTCGCCAAGTCGTCCGGCGCTTGGTCATCGTCGCGCAGACTGAGCCGCTGCACGCCCTCCAAGAAGGCCGCCTGTTTCGCCTGCGCCGTGCCTTGGTCGAAGTAGGGGTTCTTGAGGTCACTGGTGCCGGGCCAGCGTGCGGCTTCGGCCAGCGCCCCATCCGTGAGGACTTCGGCGGCATCCGCGAGAACGCCACTGAAGACGCTGGTGTCGTCGAGCCGCGCCGCCTGCTTGTTGTAGAGCGCCGGGTAGGAGCGCGCGGCAGACGGCCGAGGCCAGTAGGTATATTGGACGCGTCCGAGCGTCGATGCCAGCGTCGACGGGGCATGTGCCACCAGTGCGCGCGGGCCGGAGTCGCCGACCTGCCGCGTCGGGTCGAGCACGTTCAACTGATCCTCGGTGATCCAGAACGGCAGGCGGCGCTGGTTGTAGGGGTCGGCGACGAGGCGGAAACTCTCGAAGTCGGCCGGGAGGGTGGCGAGCCCGTCGAAGACTTCGCCCACCGCTGTGGCGGAGGACGTCTCGCCGTAGGCGGTGTCGAGCACGATCGTGTTGACATCGGTGACCGAGGCGATGGTGTAGACGGGGAAGCTGCCGACGCGGAACTGCCGTCCGGCGTCGCCCGCGAGGAAGAGCCCAGCCGAGGTGACCGAGGTCGAGCCAGTCGTCACGACGCACGCCGTAATCGCGCGTGCCGCCGCAATCGTCAGGCGCGTCTCCCCCCGCAGGAAGGTCCAGTGCCGCAACCGCGCCAGCCGCTTGTAGGCGACGTTCACCCACTCGCGGACGAGGAAGGTCGGCGCGGCGGGGACGTAGAGCCGCACCGTCCTCCAGACATCTCCGAAATTCTGGCTCACACGCCTCCTGCAGTACAGAAGGTACGTACGGTACCTTGTACGTACGAGACGTACAAGGTACCGATCGGCTCAGGTCCCCACGACCTCGAACTGCACGCTGAAGGTCGAGAGGTTGGTGGCCGCCGCGACTTCGGCGTTGGTGTTCGGGACGAACCACTGCAAGGCTTGCGTGGTGGGGTTCCACCACACCAGCCGTGTCGTGGTCCCGTCCGAGGCGATGCCTTCGATGCCCTTCACGATCTGCCCAAGGCCAAAGGTCGCCGGGGTGCAGGGCTCGCCGCCCGTGACGTAGCTCGCTGGACCGGTCCAGCGTTCCACGCGGCGGGTGAAGCTGCCGCTGTGGTCGAAGTAGTTCCCGATGCTGCGAGTGAGCGGCATCAGCGCCTCCCTTCTGTACGACGTGCGACAGAAGCGACGGAAGCGACGGAAGCGACAGCAGCCCACGAAGGTGGTTGCAGGATGAGCAACATACGCAACCTCCTTTCTAGGTGGTCTCTGGCACGGCCAGATCCACCACCGCCGTCGCGCTCGGTGGGTCGGTCGAGAGCGCCGGCCCCGCGACCCAGCCCATCACGGTATGCGTCGGCGCCGTGCCCACCGCGACACGCGTGGCTTTGGCGTTGGTCGACGACGGAATGATCGCGTCGCCAATCGCCACGGCGGCCATGTCAGCGTCGAGCAGTTTGGTTGTCGCCGGTCCACCGATTTGCACACAGCCGAAGTTGCCCGGTGTGACCGCATTCTGGAACACCCCCGCGACGCGGTTGCGGTTGGTGGCGTTGGTCGTGACGAGGTACTGCGCCTTGTCCGACCACCACGCCGTCGCGCCGGGGTAGGGCGCGACCGTCATCGTGGAGTCGGTCTTGACGAGTTGGTAGCGTTTGCTGCGGCCGGATTCGACGCCCGCTGCGGAACGCGAGGGCTGGATGACCGTGAACCGGACACCAAGCTGGCCCGGATAGGCGAGCGAGGGGACGTTCTCGGTCTCGGGGTCGCCCGACTGGAGGTAGAAGGCGGGCTGTTCAAAGCGATTCGGCATGATCAGCTCCCTTCTAGGCGGTGAAGTTGTGGAGGATGCGCGAGAGGCGCAGCGCCTTCAGCGTGAGGTTGCCACCAAAGAGGAGTTGGCCGGAGACCTGGTTGTCCTCCCGTGCGCCCTTGAAGCCGGTGAACCCGAACGCGAACTTGCTCGACTGCGAGATATAGAGCCGGATGTAGGCATCATCGCCTTGCGGGCCGAAGTTGAGCCACGCGAAGGTTTCGCCACTCGCGTTGTAGTTGCCCAGGTCGGCATCGTTCGTCCCGTCCTGCCCTGGCGCATACTGCGACATCATGATGGTCGCTTTGTCGAACTTCAGGCCCGGCCAGTTGATCTCCGGCTGGGTCGTGTCGACAATCTGGTGCGGCAGGAAGTTCTCGGCGATGAACCCCATCAGGCGGTTGGTGGTGAGGCCGACGGTGGGCGACTCGTTGCCGATGATGGTCGAAAAGTAGCTGTGGCGCAGCACGCGGTAGCTCATCGTCGCGTTGCTCGCGGCGATGAGGCCCGTGGGCGGCGTTAAGGCGGGAGAGACATCGGAGCGCAGCTGCCCTCCGTAGGAGGTGAAGATGTTCCCCGCGTAGGACGCGTTCACGCCATCGTTGAAGCCTTCCTCGATGCCGTTGATTTCGGCTGAGCGGTCGTCCCCGGCGAGCGCTTGGCCGTGGTGGTAGGCGGCGATTTCGAGAATCGCCGACATGGTCAAAGCCGCCTGCTGCATGTCGGTGCGGATGACGCTGAAGGCGGCACGCGGCCCCGCCATCTCGACTTCCAAGTCCTCGAGGAACTCGGTCACGTTGACTTCGTAATAGCGCGGCGTGAAGAGCAGGCCAGAACGGGTCTGCCGCCGCGCCACGTCGAAGGTTGCGCCCTTCTTGTAGGCGCTCCCCTTCATCGGCTTGAAGAGGTAGTTCTCCTGAATTTGCGGACCGATCCACTTACGGGTGAAGCGCGCCTTCATCATGGCGATGAGCGGACCGCCCTTGAAGTAGCCGTCCACGACGCCCGGCATGATTTCCTTCGTCGTGACGGTGTTCACATCGTCGAGCTGAATCGCCAGCGCGATGGGCAGGAAGGGCAGGCTCTCGGGGCGCACGTAGAGCGCCACGAGCGCAACGACGACAGCGAGCAGGCGTGGGTGCGCGCCGAGCCAGAGACAGACTCTGCGCGTCGTGGCGGTGAGCCACCGAATGGACTGCATGAGTGAACTCCTTCGGCGGCGCCCGGCGGGGGCGATCGCCTAACTGCTAGAGGCCCCGCCCCGCTTGCAGTTGCTCGTAGGCCGCGACGGCGGCGTCAAGCGTGTGCGCGGCGGAGCCCTCTTTGGTGTCGAGGACATCGAGGACCGACGGGCCCGGCCCGCCGCGGAGCGGGAACGGCTGGTCGATGAGCTTCTTGCGCTCCTCGACCAGGCGCTTCTGGACCTCGTCCTCGATCTGCTTGTCGTGCACTTCCTTCTGTTTGGCGACGAGTTGCTCGCCGTACTTTTCCTGGTAGGCGTCTTGGAGGCTGAAGACCCGGCCCGGCTGGCCGAGAATGGGTTTGCCGAGTTTCGGGTTCGCCACCAGCTCCCGCATGTTGAGCGGGGAGCCGAAGGTCTGGTGGTGCGTGAAGCCAGTATCCTGCATGAAGGCGACGACATCGACATAGCCGCGCTCGCGTTCGGCGAGGCTCGTGTCGAGGAGGCTGGCGATGGTCTCTTCGATCGTCTTGCGATCGAGGGGCGCGGAGCGGTGGTCGCCGCCACCGTCGCCGTTCCCATCGCCGGTGCCGCCGCCCGCCTTGAGGCGGTCCAGCTCACTCTTCAACGTCGGATACTCCTTGAGCGCCGCTTCGTTGGTGCGATACCAGGTCTGGTTGCGGTCGTAGAGGTCGGTCGCGGCGACCAGCTTGTCCTTGAGGTCCTTGTCCTGCGCGGAGAGCTGATCCATCCGTTTCGAGTAGTCCGAGCGAGCCAGCACGCCATCGCCCAGGAGGGTCACGGCGTCCTTCGCGTCTGGGGTCTCGAATGCGGCCTTCACCTGTGCGCGCAAGGCTTCGGGCACCTTCGCGAGCACGCCAGCGAGGAACGAACTGCCTTCTTCAAATGCGCCCATCGGCGCCTCCTCTCATGCGGCCAGTGCACGGCGCACCTCGCATGATCAAGGAACGGATCCTGGTCCAGAGATGCCACGGTCGACGCCACCACCAGGAAAGGCGGGACCAGGAGCGGTGGGCGACACAGGGCCGGCGCCAGCGGCCATGAGGTCGGCGAGATATTGCTGCAGCAGCTCCTTGATGAGGGCGAGCTGCGTCGCTTTGTCCGGGGTCACTTGGGCGAAGCTGTCGAGCATCTGGCTGATGGTCTGCGCTGATTGCGTGAGGCCGGTGAGGACTTCGGGCGGCATCTGGCCAGAGGGCACGGGTGCTGGGCCACCGAGGCCCTTCATCGAGAAGGGCGAGTTCGGCGCTGGGCCGCCCATCGGGGTCGGGGAGGGCGGCGGGCCATCGAGCGGGGAGGCGGTGGCGCCGCCTGCGAGCGCCGTCGCGCCATAGGGGCCTGCCATCTAGCGCTTCCCTGACATGGTGCGGTGGCCTTTGAGCGACTTTCCGGAGGCAGCGGCTTTCTGGAACGCCGCCTTTCCGTACTTGGCGCGTCCCACGGAGGCCGCGACAGCCCCAGGGTCGCGCACGTTGCCCTTGGCGGCGATCTGGCCCTTCAGCTTGGAGAAGCCGACGTAGGCCATCAGCGCCTGCCTTTACTCATCGATCGGGCCGGGAGGCCCGTCCGCCTGGTCGCGGCGAAGTCGTGCAACTGGCTATGCGAGAGCTTGAGGAGGCCGCGATTCTTGGCGTGGAGCTTCTCGGGGGCGTGCTCTGCAACAGCGAACAGCCGCTGCTGCGCTTGGCTCTGCGCTGGCATCAGGAACTCCGCCGCCGCCCGCTCAGGCTCTTGCCGACTGAAGCGAGCGATTTCTTCGCGAGGGCGTGGTGCTTGAGGACGGAGGCCATGCGGGCGGGGTCCTGCCGGATGTCCGCCGCTCGACTCAGCGTCTGGTGATCCTCAGATGCGCGCCAATCCGTCTTGGCGTCCGCGTCGGCGGTGGGGGAGGAGCCCAAGCCCTGACACATGGGCATCGACTATCGGGCGTACCACTCGGAATGTCAAGGGGTAGTGTGTTGCTACACAGGCAGTAGCAGGGGTAGAGTAGGCGGGAACTTGGACGCGAGCTAACGCGGCCAAGTCCCCTTGAACATCGGAATTGGAGGTTCCTGATGTCCCACAGTCGATTCTGCCGCAGGTGCGGCGAACCTACCAAGGACTACCGGAATCAGTACTGCTCTCGTGCCTGCTTCGACTGTGCAAAGCGCGATGCGGCTGTCGTCGGCATCCCCCGACGCTTCTGGACCTGCGTGCAGAAGACGGAGACGTGCTGGCTGTGGACCGGAGGGCGAGATCAAAAGGGCTATGGAACATTTGCCCTGCCGAATAGGCGCGCTCATTTTGTGCGCGTGCATCGGTACGCCTACGAACTGGAAGTCGGTCCCATTCCAGCAGGACTGAGCGTGCTGCATCACTGCGATGTCAGGAATTGCCTCAATCCGGCCCACCTGTTCCTCGGCACACAAGGCGACAACGTGCGGGATGCGGCGATGAAGGGACGCTACCCTCGGGGAGAACAGCATCCTTGGGCGCGGCTCACCGTCGATGACGTGCGCTACATCAGAGCGGCCTATGCCGATACGGACTGTCGGCTGAAGGACCTTGCCGAACGCTTCGGGATCACGGAGAGCGCCGCCGCACGAATCGTGAAACGGCGCCGCTGGAGCCATGTCCCCTGATCACTTGCGGCTTTGTGACACCGTGCTTCGCCCGCCCGGCTGATCGTGCTTGAGTTCTTGGTGGGTGGGGAGCGGAGGCGGCGGCAGGTCGAGCGCAAACAACTCCGGCACCTCCTCGGGGATGACCAACCCGAAGTAGCCCCGGTTATCAGGCCAGACCATGTAGAAGGCGACGCGGTCGGGATGGCAGGGGACACACCACTGAATCAGGCGGCGGCGCAGGGCGCGGTGGAGGCGGACGCGCAGGGTCATCGGTCGGAGTAGACTAGCGAGGTCCGGCGTCTGCGGTCAACAGGCGCCGGTCCCCTTGAACACCGTGGAATCGGAGGTTCCCGATGCCCTACCACCATCCTACACGAGCGCCCCATCTCACGTCAGCTACCCACAGGAGGACGCGATGCGCCTCCTAGACTTGACCGGCCAACGCTTCGGTCGCCTCGTCGTCATCAGCCAGTGGGGCCATGACAAGTTCGACCGCGTCACATGGCTGTGTCGCTGCGACTGTGGACGTGCGACGAGCCCGACGAGCAACAAACTGATGCGAGGCGAAACGCGAAGTTGCGGATGCCTACGTGAGGAATACCTGCATGATCGCACCTATCTGGAAGGCAGCCGGAACACGCGTGTCTACGAAATCTGGGCTGGCGCAAAAGATCGTTGCTTTCGTTCCGGTAGCCCTGCCTACAAGAACTACGGCGGTAGAGGCATCACGATGTGCGACGCGTGGCGCGACGACTTCGCGCAATTCCAGAAGGATATGGGACCACGCCCACCGGGTGCCACACTCGATCGGATCGATAACAATGGCAACTACTGCCCCGAGAACTGCCGGTGGACGAGCCGACTAGCGCAAATGCGGAACCAGCGTAAGACACGACGGTACGACTTCGCGGGAGAATCGCGCACGTTGCAAGACTGGTCGGATATTACGGGCTTGGCGTTGTCGGCGCTCTATTACAGAATCAACGAAGGACACTGGTCAGTCGAGCGTGCGCTGACTACACCGAGCGTGACAGGAGGAAACAAGCCGAAACGGATCAGTGTCGAGACTCCGAGATCGTCGAACGTCCCCCCGGCTGATCATGCTTGATCTCTTGATGGGGAGGGACAGCAGCTGTTGGAGGCCGTCCAGCAGCGGACTCAGGCTGACCTACACCGATCAGTTTCTGTGCAGCCAGCCGCTCGGTCACGGTATGTGGCAGTCGGATCTCTAGAATCTGCCCTGACGTGAGATCAGTCGTGTAAACGCGCCCTGTTAATGGATCGGTATATTGCGGCGGGGGCATCGCGCCAGACGCGAGGAGTGCAAGTCCTCCAGGCACCTGCTGCACTTTCGCGAGCAGTTGTTGCAGGACATCCGGTGGGGGTGGTTCTATTGGCGGGAGTGGGATCGTCGGGGGCGCCCCGATATTCGGCGTCTGTAACGACTCGTGCAGACTCCACATATCCATAATCCCGAGTCTGAACAGCTGGAGGTTCATGAGCTTCTTCTCCGTCGCATCGATCGCGAGCACAGAGTTAGGCGCCACAATGAACTGGAGCTGGTTCGCGATGAAGAGCGCGCGTTCATCTCTGGAGGTGTTATCGACGTCTAACTCGGGCGTGTACCCCTTGGCACCGGGGCGGAGGCCGGGCACTAAGGTGTTCGGGTCAAAGTCGAAATCCAAGAGTGACTGACCGGCGGAGCCGAGCACTTGGATGCGCTTCGCCTTGCTCAGAAACTGAAAGTAGTTGCACTTAACGAGATCCGAAAGATCGCGTAAGAAGGCTTCCACAGTCCGCGCTTCGTTCCGTATCTCTGGGGTGAGGGCCTCGAAGTACTTACTGATGGTGTCGGCGGAGGGCATCTGGCGGAGTTGGAGTAAGGCAGTGAGATTCGCCGTGCCGGCTAAGTCGGAGAACTTCGTGGTGAGCTGCTGCCAGAGCTCGAGGCCCATGGAGAGGATCTGCGGGTTGGGGCCGTCTTCCTTCTTCCACGGCGTGCCATAGCCGGGATTCACTTTGACGCGCTTGCCGGGACGGCGCGGGTCCATGAGGCGCATGGTGGCTTCGGAGACGGCGTTGCGGTTGTAGGTAATGTCGGCATCGGTCCACTGGCGCATGCCGAGGCGCACGTCATGCACGGTGTCGTTGATGGCGTCCTGAATCGGCAGGAGGTCGTTGAAGAGCGGCACGCCGAGGAACTGCCACGGCACCGACCAGAGACGCAGGCGGCAGAAGGGGTAGAGCCCGTGGAAGTAGGTGTTGGGGCCATCGTAGACGAGGGCGTCGTCGGTGGCGACGAGGAGACGGCCACGCGGGTAGAGCGGCTGGTGTGGCAGCACGGTGTAGGCCCAGTTGGCGCCGGGCGTGCCCATCGGGAGGGGCTTGTCCGTCAGGTTGTGCGTGCGGTCGCGGAAGTAGGCGCGATACAAGGCGACGCCGCCGCGACGCGGGCGGCGGGCCGAGGCGGCACTGCCCCCGAGGGAATCGAGCGGGTCGGCGGGCGTGAGGAGCCGATTGAGGCCGCTGCGGAAGCGGCCCATGATCTTGCCCAGCGAGGTGTCGGTGGCGGGGCGGAAGAGATTGGCCTTGGTCGGATACATGCCGCGCAGGACGTTGACGCTGTGCTCTTCGCGGAAGCAGACGCCTTCCCAGGTCTGGACGCTGCGGCCGTAGGAGGGCCGCAAGGGGAGCGTGTCGCGGGGGTCGCGCGCCGTGAACTGATGCCCCCCGCCCAGGGGGAGGTGCGGGTCCCAGTCGACTACGAGGTCGCCCGTGCCCCCCGCGAGGGAGTACTTCACGCAGTCCCCGAGGTCGATGTCGAGCATCAGCGTGATCCACTCGGCGAGGAGGTACTGGTTGAGGAGGTCGGCTTGGAGCTGCGTCTCGGGCGGCCCTTTCCACCCGACCACAGGTTGGAAATCGGTGATGGCGGAGACGTGCGCCTGCATCGCTTTCCGGGTCTCGTTGATGACGACCTGCGGCAGGTACTTGAGTTTGCGCGTCTCGGGCGAGAGCTGTTCGCCCACGACGTATTGGAAGGCGCGCTCAATGCCGTCGTAGGAGGGGTCGGAGCGGTTGAGGAGGTCGCCTTCCTGCTGCCACTCTTTGAGCCAGCCGAGGACGCGGGGGTCGCCGCGGGCGAGGGTGTCGGCCGTGGCTCTTGGGAGGTCGACGACTCCAGACGCGCTCAGATCGGCGATAGCACACCTCCAGCAACTGCGGTGCGAGCGAGTGTAGCAGACCCTCTAGGCGACAAGCGCCGACACGAGCACGCCGTCAGAGGCGACGTCCGCGTCGAAGCGGAGCTGGGCGAGGTTCAAGGCGTTGGCGGCCTGCGTGAGCGAGACCGAAAAGGTGGGGAGGCTGCTGGCGGTCGGGACGGGCAGGACGACAAGAACCGAGTCGAGCGTGACCCGGTCAAGGCCGTCGAGGCCGACGTAGACCTTCCCGGTGTTGGTCGCGAGGGCTTCGACGAGGAAGGCGTGGACGGAGGTCGGATTGAGGGTGGCGGGCAGCGTCAAGGCGACTGGCGTACCGGGGGCGGGCACCGTCAGCTTGCCGAGGCCGTAAAAGAGGGCCGCCATTAGAGGAGCGCCACGGTCAGGAAGAAGACAGTGATGGCGAGCTGGTTGGCTGGGTCGCCCCCGGTGAGGTCGCCGGGATTCCCACTCAGCTTGAGCACGATGGGGGCGGCGACATCGCCCGCACCATACTCGAAGGTGGCGAGGTTCGTGTGGAGGCCGGGGAGGAGTTCCGCTTGGGGCAGGGGCGAGAGGAAATGGAGGGCCTGCCCCGCCGTCAGCCAATTCGTCAAGTCGGTGCGTCCAGTCGCCGACACATTGAGCAGCAGGTCGAGCACATCCCAGTTGGACTGTGTCACCACTTCGAGGTAGGCGTCGGCGCCAATGTTCGTGTAGGAGGCCGCAAAGGCTTTGGACAGAACGCCCTGCGTGGGGACCACGATCCGATTGACGACGCCAGCGACGAGCGCCACCGGCGTGGTGGGGAGGGCTTTGATCTGGGCGTCGGTCAGCGTGACGGTGGCGGACTGGAGCATATCGCCTCCCAGATCGAGTCCGCCGAAGAGGCGGGCGACGAAGCCATCACCCCCCAACATCGGTGGGCGTCTGCCCCAGCCACCACGCCCAGAGGCGACCGAGTCCCCGGCGGAGGGATCGGAGGCCGTGTGTGACCCCGCGCAGGAGCCGCGCCCGCCACGACAGCGGCCTCGGCGGTGGCCCCACCTCGAAGAGGGGCGCGCCGAGGGTGGGTGCGCCCATGCGGTAGACGGTGGTGGGGGCGGGCCAGGGGTCGAGCGGCATCAGCCCCTCAGCAGCAGACGGTGGCGCTGGAGGCCCCGGACGACTGCAGATAGGAGGCCACCGAGCGCGCGGCAGAAGTCTTCTTCGTCTGCTGGCACGACAGAGTGACCTGCGACGCGCGCGGGCTGCAGGCGCTGGCGTTCAGCCCACCCGAACGTACTGTGCGTGCACTCATGGCTGAGGAGGCCAACGCCGAGATGCGACCGGCAGAGGAGGATCTCACCGTGGTCCGGCGTGAGACGGAAGCCGTAGCGGGTTGGACGGTGCCGGGTCCATGTGACACTGAGCGCCCAATAGTTGCGCCCGATGCTGGAGGTCATATCGTGCGTGGCAGCGTAGGCGCGGAGGGCGTCAAGGGTATCGAAGATGCGGACGGTGACGAAGGCTTTGCGACGGGCATAGAAGCGGGCGCGGAAGGTGGCGAGCTGGCCGGGCGGCGCATCGTGTGCAGCAGTCGGCATGGCGTCAGCGGGGCTGCACTTTGCTCGCCAGCCAGAAGCAGGGGAGCGCCATCCAGCAGAGCGCGGCCCCGATCAGAATCGTGCGGAGGTCATCGGCAGGCAGTGCGATGACGACGCCCGCTAGCAGCAACAGCACCCCCGCGACGATCGCCGACAGGAAGCCCCGCATCAGCGTGTCGGCTCGAGCGGCAGGGCGGAGGCGGTCGCGTCGCTGACGCCGGGACCGAAGGCGGTATCCGGCGCCTCGGTCGAGCGGCGCAGGGCGGCGCCGAAGCGATGCTTCGCCTCGGGCGAGGGGTAGGTGCCCCCATCGTACGATTTCGAGAGCGTTGGCGCGTCCCGATTGGAGCCATCTTGCGCCCAGCGCCGGAAGACCATCGGCTGGCCTTCACCGTTTCTGTAGGCGGTTTCGGCCTCGCGCTCGACTTGGCGCAGCTTGTGGAGCGAGTCGACGACGACGCGCTGGCCCCGGCCATCGGTGGTGGTAAAGCCGCGAAACGCCGCCGTCTTCACCGCGCCGATGTCCATCGCGATCGTCGCGGCCGGAATCCACGCCATCGGCTGGCCGCAGTGCTGCGGCCCACCGGCGCGGGCGCCGATGGCGGCGGGGATCACCACATCGGGCAGGAGTTGGCCGCAGACCGTGCACCAAAAGTCGTGGAGCGCCATCGGCGTCAGCCTTTCCAGAACAGTTCATCTTTGATGCGGTCGACCACCGCCTCGACCGCCTGCGCGACGGTCTGGCCGCGCTTCCCCGCGCGGTAGTGCAGCTCTTCGAGTTGGCCCGGCGTGAAGGGAAGGTCGACCTCGCCGATGGAGAGGCGGGCGAGGCGGCGGGCAGCGGCGACGAGCGCGTCGGCGGACTGCGATGCGCCGAGGCCGAGCAGGCCGTCGAGGTCCTCACGGTCGAGGCGCGAGAGGGTGAGGCTGCCCTCCTCGACGAGTTCGTAGGGGGCGGGGAATGCAGTGGACGAGACGACGCTGATCGGCACATGACCGACCTGCACGATCCAGTCACCGGGCCGCGCCACGACGGTCACGTCATCAGGCAGTGTGACGGCTTGGGACTCGCCGATGCGCACGCCGAGGAAGGTCGCTCCGGGGCGGCGCAGTCCTACGCGCGCGGGCAGGGGAGGGCGTGGCCGTGGCGCGGGCGGTGCGGGGATCTTTTCCTCCTGGCGCGGCAGCGCCCCTGTGAGCCTGTCGGCAGGCTCACTCGTGCTGGCGGGCATCGAAATAGAGGGAAAGGGGGTCGGCTCCGGCGTCGGCGAACTCGTCATCTTCTTGATGACCGGCATCGGCTTCCTCCGCCGTCAGCGCCTGGCAGCGGGCGTTCGGCGGGGCGCTCGGCGTGAGCGCTGCCTGCCGGTCGCGCGCGGCTTTGCGGTGGCGCTTCTCGCTGAGCGGCTCGGCTTCGCCACCGGCGAGGCGCCACGCGACATAGTAGCCGATCGCGGCGGCGAGGATGGCGTCGTCGTGCTGGCCCCGCGCGGCCTGGGCCTCGGCGAGCGGTCCCGGCGTGATGAAGTGCCGCAACTCGGCGCGCGTAATCGGCGAGTTGAGGATGAAGTCGGGTTGCCCCGTGATCGGATCAACGTTGGTGATCGCGTCGCGGAAGCTCGCGAGCAGAATCGGGCGCGTCCGCGTCGTCGTCACCCACCCGATGCGCGTCGAGTAGCGCCGGTCGGGGCTGGCGGCATCGGCATATTCCCAGACGTAGAAGTGCGAGTACCCGAGGTGGAGCTGCAAGGTGTCCTGCGTCGCGAGGCCATGGCCGTTGGTCTCGATGGCGGCGAGCGCTTCGACGCCGTCCTCGTCGGGGTAGAGGCGGCCGATGGCATCGCACACGAAGGCGAGCTGCTGCGTGTCGACGGTCTTGCTGACGTATTGGGCGACCTGCTCGGCGGGCTCATCGAAGGTCGGGAGGCGGATGAGGTCGATGACCGAGCAGTCCTGGCCGAGGCCGTCGGAAACGTCGACGCTCATGACGTAGCGGCGGCGGCCACGCGGACGTGGGTATTCCCAGATCGCGAGGACGCTCTCACGGAGGGAGGGCAGGGCCGCGACTTCGGTGGGCGTCAGGCGCTGGAAGCCGTAGCCGGGCGGGATGGGGAAGGTTTCGGCAGCGAGCTTCGAGGTCGGCTGCGGGATGCGCATCGAGAGGGGCGGCAGGGGGCGAGCGGGCGGGCGCCCCGGCGGAGCGGGGGCGAGCGCCTCGCGGGACGCCCCCGCACCGGGAGCGGTGTCGTCTTCGGGCAACCGGCGCAACGCCGCGATGTCGCGGGCGGGCTCGACCTTCCAGACGTCGAGGAGCGGGCGTTTGGCGCCCGCCGCGTCAATCGCGTCGAGCTGCGCGAAGGTGAAGATCGAGCGGCCCGCATACTGGAAACACTCGATGTCGTCGGCACAAAACTCCTTGGCGAAGGTGCCATAGTCGCCTTTCTGCTCGTAGAAGGCGCGGGTCGTCTCATACCAGTAGAGCTGATCGCGGCTGAGGGTGACGGCCCGTGGGAGCCACTGGGTCGAGGTGCGCTCGCACCTGGTGGCCCACGCGAGGGTCGAGGAGGACGGCACCCAGTGGGGGGGCGGCGGCAGCGCGTATTTGGAGGGCTCGGCGTAGACGGGCACGAAGATGTTGGTGAAGCGGCCGACGCCGGAGGCGCTGGTCTGCCAGTGCTGATGCCACCAATCCCCCGCGTGCTCCGCCGTGGACTCGAAGAGGACCAGTGTGTCGTGATGCACGGGGATGGCGGGCAGGAGCGCGGCATCCAGTTGCTGCGGGTTCGCCCACGTGGCGAGTTCGCTGATGTGGATCGTCGAGAAGGTCATGCCCCGCCCGATCGCGCCTTTGCTGCCCTCCGTGCCGGAGACGGCTTGCAGCGCGCCACGGGTCGACTGGCCCCACGCCGTCTTGAGGAAGCTGCCGTTCTCGAAGCTCGTCTCGCGGTTCTTGACGAAGGTCAGTCGCGCCGGCTTGAGGAAGTAGGGGAGGTGGTCGACGAGGCGCACGACCATGCGGAACAAGTAGCCGGCCTGGTCTTCGACGTCGGCGCCGCTCAAGCCGCGCGTGTGTGGCTGGAACAGGATGCGGTGCGCGACGAGGGCTTCGCTGAGCGTCGAGATGTACAGCTGCCGGGCCTTCAACACGTTGACGAGGAGGCCATCGGGATGGACGCCCCACCGCGCCGCTTCGAGGGCGGCGAGCCGTCCGAGGACGTAGGTTTGCGACTCGGAGAGCGGGGAGAGGCGACGCAGGCCGTGGCCCTGGTCATCAATCCACACGAAGCGCGTCACGAAGTACTCGAAGTCGATCGCGCACTTGAGCGGCGTCGTGTGCAGGAAGAGCGCCTCCTCGGGCGCGAGGCGGCGCGTGTAGCGGCCCTCGGGCGTGCGCGCGGCGACCAGCGCGTCAGTCAGGGCGGCGGTGTCCGCGAGCGAGTAGGTCGGCAGGCCCGTGTCGCGCAGCGCCTGCCAGCGGGGCGTGGCGAGGAGGGTCTGCTCGCGGGCGGCGACCGTGGCCGGCGAATACATCGCTGCATCCTATCGCGTGCATCGCCTCCGTACCTACCGGTACGGACCCTCCGTACCCTCCGTACACGGTACTGATCGGGCGTCGCTCAGTTGCCGGAGTCTTGTCCAGACGGCGCGGCATCGGTCGCGCGCCCCAGGCGGCGTTGCGTCTGCAGGCCCTGCACCATGCCCTGGAGGCGGCCGATTTCAATCGATTGGGCGACGACGGTTTTCTGCATGCGGTCGAGGCTGCCGTTGGTCTGCTGCTTGACGTCCCCGACGAGGGAGACGACTTCGTGGGAGGCGTCGACGGTCTGCTGCTTCACGTCGGCGAGTTGGGCGGTGAGGTCGGAGGAGGTGTCCGCGAGGAGCGAGACGACCTGCTGGTGTTCGGCGTTGCGGCGGGGGCGGCGGGAGAACCCATCGAAGAGTTCGCGCAGGACGACGACGACGGCGCCCGTGTAGAGCGGGATGAGGATGACCAGATCGGAGGTGGGCATCATGGCGTCGCGGGGCTTGGGAGGGGCCGCGCGCTGGGAGGCGGGAGGGCCAAGCGCGTCTGGAGCAGGTGCCAGAGGGCATCGAGACGCGCGTGGAGGTCCGCGATGTCCGCGCGCAGGTCGGTGACGGCGGTCTCGATCTCGTCGAGCGCCGTGAGGATCTGGTCGTGCTCGCTCACGGGTGCCACGCGTTGCACGGAATGACTTCGAGAAATTCTACGGGATGTACTTCTATCCAGCCGTGGCCCGCTTCGGTATCGACGCGGCGGATGCCCCGGATGCGGACACAGTCCCCGGGCTTCGGCGGCAGAATTGGCCCCTCCGGCGGCACGAGCGTCGGGATGATCTCGGCCACGATGAAGCGGTGCCCATCACTCAGGCGGACGTGCCAGTCGCCATCGGCTTCGTGCCGGACGACCGTGACGTGCCCTTCGACCTCGACATGCGTGTGCCGGGAGGTGACGAGCGACGCAATCGTCTCGCGGTGGGCGAGTCGCCCCTCGCCGAGCGCCAGCAGGAGCAGGAGCCAAGCCGTCGGCATGCTTACCAGCGTAGCAAAAGTCTGGTGCCGATCGAGTTGGCCCCGTCCCAGTCATGCCGAGCGGCGGCTTGCAGCTCCCAGTGGAGGCCTCCCACCTGGGCTGCGCGGTTCTTGAAGGAGGCGACCACTTGGGCGCCGTGCTTGTCGAGCGTGCCAACGACGACCTTTTCGCCGGGCTGCGCGTCGGCCGGCAGGGTCTCGGTGACGAGCCGCTGGAGCTGCTCGGCACTGAAGATCGTCGGGGCGGCGTTCGGTACGGGCAGGCCCATCAGGTGGTCCAGCGGTCGCGCCACATCCGCGCGAGTTGCTGCTCGAGGTGTGTCAGGCGTTGCTCGATGCGGTCCAGCGCGGTGGTGGCGGTGTGGCCAGCCGTGCGGAGCGACGCGTCGAGGGAGGCGACCTGCTCGGCGAGGTGCGTGAGGCTGGTCTGGAGGTCGACGAGCAGTTGCGCGGGACTCGGGGTCAGCGGCAGCGGCGGGGCGGGCGCATCAGGCGCCTCCGGATCGTCCACGAGCGGTGTGGTCCAGCCACCGGGAGGCCCGCCGTTGGGCGGCACGGCATAGGGGCCGTAGGGCGGGATATCCGTGCCACCGGCTTGCCAGCCAATGAGGCGCAGCCATGCGTAGTGGTCGACGTGGATTTCGACGCCACGCGCGACGAGGTTCGGCCACTCCGCCCGCCAGTAGACATAGTCGCCGAGGACAGCTTCACGATCGGTGCTATCGGTGAGGCCCGCGCGAATCGTGCGGTCGATGACGGCGGGATCGGTCTGGTCGCCGAGCGGCGGCTGAAAGCGGGCACGCATGGGGCGCCTAGGCCGCACACCAGGGGACGGGTGTACGATCCCGCCCGAACGGAATAGAAGTCGCGCACATTTCTTTTCCTCCGTTTCGTGTCAATTCAGCCGGTCGAGGGGCTGAAATCCTGTCGAATGGGCGACGCGTGGGGCCAGCGCCTCGACGAAGATCGCGCGCCCCCACAGCCGATGACGTACACAGATTGGGCGGCGCAGTCGTTCACACTGGCCGCCCGGACACGGACTAGATAGGGATCGAAATCCTCCACACTGTAGCCGACCTATCCTGCGGAGTCTACTCAGGCGGCGCGACCGGCGCTGTCTCAGAGGAGACAGGCGTCGGCGTGACATCGACCACGGGCGCCAGCGGGGCACGGGTACGCAGGGCGGCGGCCACCGCCTGCTGGAGGTCGACGAGGCTTGCGCTCGGTTGGGCCACGATCGTCTGCTGCTGCTGGACGAGTAGTGGGGTGCGTGAGAGGAGGTGGCCGAGTTCGAGCGCGAGTTTCTGGTGCGCGAGGCTGGGGAGCTGGAGGACCTGCCCTTTGCCGCGGCAGGTCCGGCAGATCTTGGGCCGCGGCGCGGCCCCTGTGGCGTGGTCTCCCACGCCACCGCAGGCGGCGCAGGGGATGGGATAGGGGGCCGCCCGCATCATGACATCCTTGACGACGGCGACGAGCCGCTCGGCAATCTCGTGGTAGGCCAGCAGATGCGCGCGGGCGAGCGCGGCGTTCCGGTAGGCGGCGAAGAGGTCGAGAATCGTGACGCCAGCGAGGCGGCAGACATCGCGCAGCGGGAGGTGGTCATAGGTGGGGTCGGCGAGGGTGGCGAGGACGGCTTCGAGGTCGGGCGGCGCGGCTTCAAGCGTGTGGGCGAGGCGGGACCGGCCCCCGAGGGCCTCGACGACGGGGCCCAGACTGTCGTCGACGGCGGCGGCTTCCTCAGGCGTGAGGAAGGTGGTGCCGCCGGGGCGGTGGAGCTGGTGTTCGGGCGGGGTAGATGGGACGTCGGTCAGGATGTGCTGGATGTCATGAATGGGCGGCAGGACGGGCTTGGGGCGCGGGGCCAAGCGCGTGGCCGACCGGATGCGCAGCGCCGGGGGGGCGTTCGGGTCGCCGTGGCGTCGGTTCATGGAGCCGCAGCTTGGGTGGCAGTGCCACCCCTCGGCGCGGTCCGCCGCGCCTAGCGTCGGATGATACCGCCCAAGAGGCTGAGCGCAAGCAGGCCCGCTTGCTGGGTCGGCTGGTGGGGGGCGCGGGTCGGGACCACCGCCCAGTCGATATCGAGGCTCTTGCAGGCGGGGCAGCGGGGGAGGCGGCGTTGGGCGGCGGAATCGCACCGGGTGGGGCGATAGACCTGCGTGCCGCACCACGCGCACGTCCCGACCGGTCGCCCGGTCGCGCGAGGGATCCGGCCGGTGGGGGTGCGCCCCATCAGCTCAGCCCCTCCGCATGCCTCGTCCTCCGCCGCTGCCTGCTGGCGTCGCGCATAGACGCTCTGTCCCGAGTGTCGTCTGGTGGGCCGGTCTCCCGTAGGGGTCAGCGCACGCCCCGCTGTGTGTGCGCGCGAGGTGTGCCAGAGTCTCCCGCTCTCGGAGCCGCTGGTGCAGGTCGACCGTCTTCTCATCCGCCAAGTAGGTCAGAATCTCCTCCTCGTCGGGCGTATGTCCGGTCGCCTCCTGCATCTGCGCGATAAAGTCCGCGACCAGCCCCGCTTCGACCTGATCGAGGTAACTCACGGCGGGTGGGGTCGCGCCAAGACCGACGCCTCCCGTCTGTAGCGCACCAATGGCCTCCGGGACCTCACCGTCCTGATCTGCACCTGTCACGTGCGCGACCAGATGCTCCAGCGCGTCCGCCTGCCGCTCCTCCGCCTGCCGAATCCCGGCCAGTTCGTGCACCAGCGTCCGCAGCAGCCGCCCGCTCCCCTGTCGCCGGAAGGCGTCGGCCCAGCCCATCGCCTCAGCCTACACCGACTCGGGCCCGTCTGCGTCTACAGTGCCCGTTGCGTCGTCTCCCGCAGGCAGATCCAGCCGATCTAGCAGCACCACGACCATCGAGGACCACCCGACAGGCTTCAGCACTTTCTGCGATTCTTTCACCGCCCGCGTGACACACGTCTGCGCTCGACCGCCCTCCACGATCCCGCGATGCGTCTGCGGGGGCCGCATCGCATACTCAAACGAACAGCTGAATCGACAGCGCATGCCTCCCCCCTCCGCCGTAGAGCCTACCACCTCAGCAGTCGATTTAGACAACTCCCCCTCCGTGCAGAAAAATACTGAGCTGAGCCCTAGTCCGGCCGCGAGCCTCTCCGGCCGGGGCGGCCCTTGCGGACAATGGTGCGGCCTGGTCGGAGGCGTGCGCAGGATGCCCCGTGCGTCCGTGTGGAAGGCACAGGACGCGTCTGGCGCGACGGGGAAGGGTCTGGCCTAGGGTACGTCGCCTGACGCGCCGTCGCTAGCGGAGACGACGGTATAGGCTACGTCGGCGCCCCAGCGTCCGGCATCGTCGCGTTCCGCCAGCGTGCAGGCTTCGTCGGGCGATGTGGCGCGATAGGTCCGGTCCCGAACCGTGCCGTCGGCGTCTGTCGCACGGATGAGGTAGTCAGTCATACCGCGGATCCTACCCGAACGGCTGAGCTGGGTCAAGTGTGGCATGCTCCCCACATGTAGGGCGAGTGCCCCTACCGACCACCTCAGCCGCACATCAGCGAAGCATCAGGTAGAAGCACAGCAGCGACAGGCCGCACGCACTCAGCCAGAACCCGACGACGAACAGCCGCGCCAGCACACCCGCTCCGCCACACAACGCGAACAGGATGAGCCCTAGCAGGATAGCGACCATTGGCTGAGCTTAGCACAGGACGGGCTCCGGCGCAAGGGCGCGATGCTACAGGTATGAACGATACAGGGCTGAATAGTGCATAGCGCGATAGAGACGGTATGAACAGTTCATAGCTGCACTATAACTGACTGAACAGTTCATAGCTGTAGGGCTTTGCTAAGCTTATCAAGCTTGCAGTTCACTGAGTGCTTGACAAGCTCAGCCGTGCTGAAGTAAGCTCTGCACATGGCCACTGACTACGTCGACTTAGGACCCACGCCGGCAGAAGAATCGTGTCAGCAAGTGGGCACGGCAGCGTATGACGAAGGAGAAGCGCGGCGGGAGTCGCGGATCTACCTTGAGCAGATTCGGCGCGTCTGCGGAGTGGAACCCCTTGGGGCTCGCCTGGTGATCAAGGGGTTTGCGCATGACTTCGGGACGTACCACGAAGTGGTGTGTCGCTTCAATGATGAGTCGGAAACAGCGACCGCGTACGCCTATCGGCTTGAGGCGGAGTCACCGCAATGCTGGGATAGCGAAGCGCGAGCGCAACTGGGCAGAGATGCCGTATGAAGCGCACGCGGGCGGAACTTGAGGCGGAGCTCGCCTACCAGCAAGGCCAGGCGACGATCTACCAAGTCGCACTCTCAGCCATCGTCGACGCACCGGCGGCCGTGGAGCGGTTCTCGATTGATGGCGGGCGGTACACGCTGCGGCTGTACCGACCGACGGCCGCGCACGGAGGACTGGTGACGACCACATATGCGTGCAAGGGGCAGGCGACGGTCGTCCTAGCTGACTACCTCGACAGTCTAGCGAACGTCTACTGGGCAGGACATGCGGGGGCGACGGCTCTGCCGTTCTGCAGGGCCGTTGAGCGGCTGACCCGAGTGCGGAACAAGGCGAACGAAGCACCACGCCGAACGGAAGGGGCCGCATGAGCTGCACGCTCCGTCGACTCTCCACTGGCGAGTCCCGCTGGCACCTCTCGACGGACCTACCGGGCACAGGACGCTCGAGTCGGATCGATCGGCAGGCAATCGGCGTGCTGTACCTGACGATCCACGCGTTCGGCTGCTACCTCGACTGGACCGCAACGTGCCCGAAAGGCTGGCGCGCATGACGTTCCAGTCCTTCGACACATGGGCGGCCATCCTTGAGCACGTGCGAGCGGAGCAGCCCATCTATTACCAAGCGCCCTTGGATTACCGGCCTGTGCACGTGCTGGCGCGTTGCGGGCGCGGCACGTTGCCAGACGTCGTCCACGTGACGCCGCTTCCGTTTGGGACTGCCGATCCGTTCTGGGCGGACGCCGGGCACTTGTCCCGCTTCCGCCAGCAGGTGCGCGCATGAGGCCCTATTGCGTGACGTGTGGGCGACCGTTCGCGGTCGCAAAGGTAGCCAAGCCAGTCGATACGGCTCAGCTGTCGGTGAAGGCCCTGTACGCCCACTTCAGGGCGTCTGCACCGCTCGAGGATGTGCGCTTCTTCCTAGCGACTGCAGTGTTGTCGTCAGCGACGCGAGCAGCGGTCAAAGCGTTACTGGCAACAGGCTGCACGAACCGAGCAGAGACCTATCGCCAGCTGGGGGCGCTTCAAGATCGCTGGCGCGCTGAGGATTACTGGCATCGGATCGTCGTGCCGCGCAAGCGGCTCGCACGGCGCCGCGCTCGCGCGCAACGACGGACTCACGCCCAACAGGAAAGGGCCGCATGAACAAGACACAGCAGACCCAGCTCCGCGAGCGTCTCCGCCAGCAGGGGTTTGACGCCTCGTATCTGACACGAGACGGGGCGGAGCGAGCCGTACGCGTGCGGTGCTCGGCGTGCGAGGCCCATGTCATCCAAGGCGTCGCCTGCCATGAGACGGGCTGTCCACACCAAGTCTATGAGTGCCGGGGCTGCAATGCGGCCGTCCCGCGACGGGGCGCCTACTGCGAGGACTGCGCATGACGCACTTTCGCGTGACTTATGACGTCGTGACCGAAGAATCCGCCGAGCAAGGCGATATCGCAGAGTCTGGCTTTTACTCGCGTGGCGGGTGGAAACACGACGATCCGAGCGATTGGACGTTGCATGAAGTCGTACGCGAATTCGGGCGCAACGGCCTCGAGGACGGCGGGCGTGGGTTTTACACCTGCGACTCGGAGATTGACTACCGAACGGGCGATCACACGTCGTATGGGGTGCATCCGCCGGCCTCGGTCACGGGCGCCAGCTACGCGCGCCTGCAACGGATCCTCAGCTACCGACACGGCAAGCGGACGTGAAGGCGCCGCTCGCCTTCCCAGTGCCTGCTCCGCCCTGCTACGACTGCGGCACACCGACCCGTTCGGAGGTCAAAGTGTGCGCTGCCTGCATCCGTCGCCGCTGGCGGGCGGGCGAATTGGAGTGGTTTGGGCGGTGCTACCCCGCTGACCAGCACGCCCGTTGCGATCACCCGCTGCCAGCGGGCTATCCCACCCGCCCACGGGAGAGCGCATGATGCCGCCAACGCGTACGTCCCGTACGTCCTTCAGCCGGTACGTACCTTCAGTCGGTACGTACCCTCCGTACCCTCCGTACCTTCCGTACCTTCCGTACCTTCAGAGGAGCACCAGATGAGCCGTTCCCCCGCCTGGCGTGATGAGTTCGTCGCCCAACTGACGCGTGAACTCCCGACGCAATCGCCCTATGCCGTGGCCGAACTGGCGGAGCAGCTCATGCGCGCCAGCCGACGCTTGCAGCGGCTGGCGGAGCTCGCCTGCAGCTCGGAAGCGGCCGACCGCGACCGCGTGCTCTGTCCCGCCGCGACGAAGAAACGCGCCGTCTGCCTGTGCGACTACGACGCCCAAGATCCGATCAACGGCCATCAGACGATCCCGCGCATTGCCCTGCAGGACTGGCAGACCGAGCAGCGGGTCAAAGCCCTCTGTAAGCCGTACGGCCTCGAGGTGCTGACGCAAGGCGACCCACGCGGAGCCGTCCTGCGGGTCATCCCGCCCAGCTACGCGAAGCGGAACGAAGGGAAGGACCGCTTCAACCTGGAAGGAATCGCGGTGCCGTCATGACCGCTCGCTACGATCAAGCCGCCTATCGCCAGTTCAAGGCGTCGCTGACGCGTGCCGTGAACCGGCAGGATGACGCCGCTATCCTGCGTGCATGCGCGGCTTTCGATGCCTTCTACGAGGGGTACTCGCCGCCAGATGACTGGCACCGCTGGCGTGTCGCACGGGAAGAGGCCGAAGGCCGGATTAGACGGAGGCAGCCATGACCATCACCATCCGCCTGAAGACCGATAACGCCGCCTTCAACGACAACCTCCGCGCGCCGCAGATCGCGAGCATCGTCTCGCACGTCGCCGCACTCCTCCTCCAGGGGAAGGTCGCCGCAGGGCGCCTCGAAGCCAAGCCACTCTACGACGCCAACGGGAATCGCGTCGGTTCGGTCACTGTTACCGGGCGCTGAGCCGCTCCCTCCGGTACCGTCCCTTCAGAAGGTACGTACCCCTCAGTACCGATCCACGCACGCGCGAGCAGACACCCACTAGCCCCACCGCTGAAGGATCCGCCCGTCACGCACCAGGGGAATCCGCGTGTTCGGCTGGCCTAAATCTTCGAGGACATGCAGGAGATCAATGGAGGGGCCGTCTGTACAGCGGCAGGTCGCGTTGCTATTCCCCAGTGAGAGCGGGCAATGGTCGTCATGCTGGTTCTCAAGGTAGTAGATAGCGCCTTGCTGGATGAAGGGCTGGGCCAATGGCAGGGCGCGCTCCATGAGTTGGAGCCGGTTGAGGCCGAACCAAGGCTGCTTAGAGGAGGCACGTGCGGTAGTTGCCCGACGCGGCGTGAAGCGCGGGATCTTCATCGGACACGCTCCTTTTCAGGCGAGGTGTACGTACCTTATGGTACATCTAGGTCTCATGGTAGGGCACAAGCTGCGTAAACTCGGATAACTCCTGTACCGACAGTACGTTAGGTCGCCGCATACGCCCGACTTTTGTACTGCGTGATCGATTGCGCAATGCGTAATGGGTGCGCAATCGATCTTTAGTACCTATGTACCTGTACCAGTAGGTACTTAGCGCCAGTTACGCAATCACGCACCGTTTCTAGGAAAACGCGGCCGGCCATAAGGAAGTCGTATCCAGACATGCTCCGTACTAAGTGCGTAAGTGCGCTAGGTCGCTCGGACGAACATCGTCTTGACGTAGCGCCCTCGACTGACCCGTGTGATGTACAGCCGTTGCTGGAGATCCCAGATCAGTTGGTCGGCTCGGCGCTCTTTGACAGCACAGGCCAACTCAATCGCCGTCTTCAGTTGCTTCCGCGTCCAGCCGGGGGGGTCACTCGGCATCTGGTCAACAACCGCCTCAAGGCGCTGTTGATCGGCCTCGCTCGGCTCCTCGCCACCCTCCGCAGCGGCATCTGTGGAGTAGGGGACGAACAGCCCCAAGTCATTCCGACCAAAGTTGAATGTTCCGCTCGGCGCATGGGTCGGTTGCCAGCCCACCTCGTAGTACGGCTGGCTGATCTCCTTCGGCCCGAGCAGGTAGAACATCGTGTCCGAGAATCCGATCTGCGCGCCTGACCCCATGATGCGTTCGTAGGGGTCCTTGTACTGGTCGCGTGTGTCACCCTTCTGCTTGCTCATGTGGCTGAGCCCGAGCAGCGTGAGCTGGCGGCGATCCATGAACTGGCTGATCGTCCCGAGTCCCCCGACGACCTCGGCGTAGTCATTCAACCGGCTCGTGAGAAATGGTCCCATGACGTCGATTCCGAGGAAGCCCCCAGGTGGCAGGGCCAAGGCATCTAGTGCCCGATTCACGAGCATGTCTGCATAGGCGGGTGTCTTCAGCTTACGCCAGAGGATGTCGGGCTGATCGCGGAGGGCGTAGTAACGCACGTCTGGGAAGCCTGCTTTGGCGAACCAGCCAGCTTGGTTCAGGTGCCACTTGTGATCGGTGGTGAGGAGGCCCAAGGCTGTGGGGCGATTGGTCGGGAGCCCGCAAATGGGACGCCCATCGCGGAGCCGCGCGAACCAGTCGGCGAGGAGGGCCGTCTTCCCGCGCTTGGGCGGCCCCATGAAGATGCACAGGGAGCCGAACGGAATGACGCCAGGAATCGGATCGGGATAGGGGGCTTGACTGGATGAGCTTCCGAATGGTAGTGTGGTCATGTCGGCCACTCCTTTGGCAGATTCGGCTGGGCCTGCATCGCTTCCTTTCCAGAGGGCACGCTGACCTGGCCGACTTTCCGCAGTCTAAACCCCGCAGTTCTACACCCGTCCTGCCTCGGCCGCAACCGCTAGACCTTGTGACGCCTACCTCGGCCGTCTACTACTTCGGGTATTCGCCTACAGTCTGCGACTGGCTACTGAAGAGCAGCTCAGCCATTCCTTAGCATCGGCAAAACTGCGTGCTTGACAACCTCGACCATTCCGATCTAGGCTTCTGCCCATGGACCTCTTCATCAGCGGCGACCCCTCTCGCATCGATGGCCCCGTCGAACTCGCCGCCAGCGAACGCCTCGAGGGCGAACCGATTCGCGTCCGCCTCCAGCCTTCCCTGTTCCGCCGCGGCCTCGGGCAGCACCGCTACTGGGCCGGCGTCAGCTGGACCGTGGACTGTCGGAGCGTCGAGGAAGCGGTCGGGCTCAGAGAGGCGCTCCAAGCGTTCTTCCGGGCGCTGGAGCGGGCGGGGACGCGCGCCTTGGTCGTGGCGCTGGATGCGGTCGGACCCCACTGACGCGCGTGGAGACGTCTACAGAAGGCTCACCCGAAAGGGGCCACCCCCTCAGATGCTACCGAACATTGCGCCTACTGACTCTCAGCCCGTACCACAGCCCCTCTGGCTCTGGCCCACCGACCGCACGCGCTTCAAGGTTGGCGTCGGTCGCTGCGCCCGGGCCCGCTACCTCGGCTACCACTTCGACGGCGTGGGGCTGGCGCCTAAGGCCGAGAGCCTCCCGCTCGCGACGGGCCTCTACACCCACCAAGGGGTCGAAGCCTTCGGGCGCATCCTCGCGGAGCAGGACCGCCTCCCGACGCTCGAAGAGACACGCGAGATTGTCGCTAGGGTGCGCGCCGCCTACGTCGCCAAAGTCGAAGCCCGTGGCTTCCTCGGCATCCTTGGCGGCGAGCAGACCACCGAGACCATCCTCGAGCAGTCGGCCCTGATTTCTGGCCTCCTCTGGGCCTTGCGCCTGAAGCTGCTGCCGTGGCTGCACCAGACCTACCGCCTGCTCTCGGTCGAGCAAGAGCGGCTGCACTTCCTCTCGTGCACCTGCGGCGCGGGCCCCTTGGACGCCGACGAACATGTCCGCCGCGAATGCCAGGGTGTCGTCCTGATGCTCCGCAGCGACCTCCTCGCCCAACGCCGTGGCGCCACCACGCTGGCCTACTTCGAGGTCAAGACCACCGGCTGGGAATCCTCCGCGTGGGCGGAGCAGTGGGAAATCGACCCGCAACTCGGCCTCGGCACGCTGGATGTCGACCGCCTGTTCGGGGCCGAAGTTGCCGAACTCTACATCGTCGGCCTCAACAAAGGCCCCCGCCGACGTGAGAAGGACGAGCCCGAGGGCCGCCGCAAGCAGCTGAGCGCGCTCTGCTACGGCTATCGCCGTCCGGGCAATCCGCCGCTGCTGGCTGAGGAGTGGCTTCCGAGCTATGAGTGGACGACGGATGACGGCGAGACCAAACGAGCCAGCCGTGCGCATCGCCGCGCCGGTGTTTGGGAAATCCCCACGGGCGACTCGACCACATGGCGGGCCTACAGCAGTCAGGATCCCAGCCTCTCACCGGAAGAGTTCTGGGTGCGCCTTCTGCCGGCCTCCGTGCTCGACAAGGTCTGCTTCCTGCTCGGCCCCATGAACCGCCAAGACCAGCAAATTGCCTCGGTGCGCCGCGCCATGCTCGGCGAGGAGGCGCGTTGGCAGCAGGTCCTGTGGGACCTCTACGCGCTGCAGCAGACGCACCCCTGGGCCTCCGATGCCTACCAGGCGCGGCTCGATACGCTGGTGCCCCAGAGCTGGCAGTGCCGCCCCTTTGGGAAGGAGCACCAGTGCGCCTTTGTGCCGATTTGCTGTCGGGAAGCCGGGTGGGATGACCCACTCGCCAGTGACCGGTACGAAGCGCGGCGCCCCCACCATGTGCTGGAGGCCGACCAGTGGCGGGCACGCGGCATTGTCGTTGACGGAACCGGCAGCGCGGAAGGAGACGAGGCATGACCCATATCACCTGTAACACCTGCGGCAAAGCGGTCTCGCCCACGCCCTACGGCGTGTCACCCGATGGGTGGCTCTCCGTCAGCCTGCGCGGCACCCCGTATGTGCCGCCCGCCGACTACTGCTCGGTGGCGTGCGCGATGAAAGGGCTGGAGGACCACGAGGCATCGGAACGAGCGCTGGCTGGGCAAGCGCTCCTGCAGGACGCCCTCACCAGCGTGCCAGAGGACGACGTTGCCTGACCGCCTCGCGCTCGACGCGCACGCGCCCACCCGCCACTACCACGGCCCTGAGGCCGAGGCCGTAGCACCGTGGTCGTGCCCTGCGTGCGGCGTCCTGAATGTGGGGCGTATCGTGCTCGGCTGCTCGGCGTGTGGCGCAGGCGCACCGGGACGGCATGTGGACACGCCACCGCCAGACCCGCAGCGGCTGGACCGACGGCGGGATCCGCTCCCGCTTCGGCCAGATCAGGCCGTCGCGTGGGCGCTCTATGGAGAGGCGCAGGACTGGGCCGCTCGGCACGCGACCGCCTCCTTGGCCGATGCCTTCGTCGCAGGCTACACGACGGCGACGCAGGGGATGAATCACTCGCGCGCTCCCGTCGCGATCGAGGCGCTCGCTCCTGAAGGCAAGGCACGCCGTACGATCATGGCGGCGCTCGACCTCTTCAAAGACCAGATCCTCAGCCAGCAGCCCGAGGAGATTGCGTCGGGCGAGTGGTGCTCGGTCGAGGAGACGGAGGCGTTGCTCGCCACGCTGCGTGCGGAGGACGGTGCCTAATGAAGAAGTGGCACGCCTCCACCTACAAGGGCCTCCCGCTCATCGATGCCGACGAGGACCTCAAGATTGAGGTCCTCACAGCGGACGTGGCCAAGTCTCGACGTAACGACCCGAGCAATTGTGCGGCGACCGTGGCATCGAAGCGCATCTTGAAGACAGACGTCGAGGTGCACCTCTCCCGCACCTATGTGAAGGCTCCTGACGGGCAGGCGTGGATTCGGTTCCTCACGCCACAGTCCATCAGCCGGGAGATTACCGCATTCGACCGGCACGCAGCCTTCGAGCCGGGTGACTATGTGCTGAAAGCGCCCGCGGAGACGCAACGGCTCGGTCAGTGGGCGAAAAAGGCCCGCGTGCGAACGGTCACCAGCAAGAAGCGCGTGAAGCACCATATGACCGCGAATGTGCGCGAGTCCGCGAAGCTGCCTGGCCAGATGAGGAGACGTGCGATATGACCGAGCCGACCACCGCCACTGCCCCCGCGCCGATGCACCGCATCTTCACCGCCACCCTCATCATGGGCGTCAGCGGCTCCGGTAAGACCTCCCTCTACAAAGGCTTCGCCGAATACCTCTGGGAGACCTATGGGAAGGTCCTCCTCCTCTACTCGTGGGATGGCGGCGCCATCCCGACCGATGTCCAGAAGCGGATGCGCCAAGGCCTGATCCGCTACTGGCGGGCCCGCACGCGCTCGGCCCCCGGCCTCGCGCTCGAAACGCTCTACCTCGCCACCAAAGGCTACTGGCCCCGGCGCATCAACGCCGAGACCGGCGAAACGGCGCCCGCCATCGAACTCGTCCCCCCCGTCACGGCCACCTACACGGTGACCTGCCCGAAGGGCCATGGCCTCAGCGTCGTGCCGACGCGCAGCCTGATTACGCCGACCTACTGCACGCCCTGCCACGAGCTGATTGGCCCTGCCGCCCTACGCGTCGCTGAAAGCGTGCGCCCCACGAAGGGCTTTGAGTTGGTCGGCGGCGTGGGCTTCGATGGCCTCACCTCGATGACCCACATGGTGCTCGACCACATGGACCTCCAGCGCGGCGACGGCCTCATTGGCGGCGAGAAATCAGCCTTTGGCGGCATCGTCAGCAGTGGCGCGATCCGATTCGGGGGGAACAACCGCGCCGATATCGGCTTCGGCCAAAGCCGGGGACACCAGTTCGTCAATAACTCGCTGAGCATCCCAAACCTCGTGGAAGGGCCGGTCTGGACTGCGCTCACGACCGAAGTCACCGACGAAGGGGGCATGCCCATCGTCGGCGCCAAACTCCCCGGCCGCGCCGCGACGGAAGACGCGAGCAGTTGGTTCGGGAATGTGCTGGAAACCGGGAAACTCCTGAACGGCGAAGGCAAGAGTTGCTTCGCGTTGTGGTTGCAGCCCTTCATCGACGCCCAGAACCGCCGCCACCTCCTCAAGTCCTCCGCGAGTCCGACGGGGGTGCCGGACAAGTTCGTCGACCCCCCCGAGGAGACTCATCAGCCCTACACCGGCGTGAACCTCGGGCGCTTCTTCCGCCTGCTCGACCAGGATTTGCAGCGGGGGCCGCAGGAGGAGTTGCCCGGCGCGCCCGGCATCCCGTCCGCGATGATGGATTATGGTGAGCCGCTGACCGTGGCTGCTGCACCGGGTGCCGCACCTGTCTCGGGGGTCATCCAGCCCTTGCGCGTGGCGTCTCCTGCCCCGCCGGCCACATCCGCCTCGGTGGCGCCTCCCCCCACCTCACTGGTGGCCCCGGCGCCTGCCGCTGAGGGGCCACGGGTGAGCACGGGGATGCCGAAGGCGGGCGCGGCTGCACCGACGACGCAGGCACCATTGATGGTCGCCAAGCCGCGCCGGAAAGGGTCGCAGACCATCCCGTTGCCCGATCTGACGCCGCCCGCCCAAGCGCCGGTCGTAGCGGCGGCCCCTCCGGTTGGCGTGCCGCCCCCTGGTAAGCCACCCATGAAGGCCCCCGTGGGCGAGGTCCCGTTCTAAGGAGACGGCTGTGCCGACCTTCTACCAGTCGCAAGCCGACCGTCCTGAGCGCCCACGCGACCTCCCGGCCCGCGCCCCGAGTGCCGTCGCCGAGGAAGGCCCCAGTCGCATCCGCGACCAGATCGCGCTGGGCGAGAAACTCTTGACCGCCGTGGCGGACGCCATCGCTCAACTCGAGCAGCGCCTCGATGCGGTGCTGGCACCGGTGGCGATCCTGACGAGCGCACCCCATCCGGGAGCCGTGGCGACGACCGTGTTGGAAGAACTCCCGCGTGCGGAAGGGCCTGAGGAGCCGATCGGTGGAGCCACCGTCACAGTCGCCGCGCCCGTTGTGTCGCCTATTGCTGCGCGCCTCGGCCTCCTCAACGGGAGCATCACCCTGGTCGAGCAGCGCCTGCGCGACCTCGGGCGGCGTGTGGACATCTAGCCATGAGACGAAACGCAGGACATCGCACGCATCGTTGCGGGTACGCCGGTGCGGATTGTCGACCCGGCGCATCCGCACTTTCGAGAGACCGGCATCTGGACGGGCAAGCTGATTCGGTTCACGTTCCCACCGTACGACCAGCTGGCTCACATCACGTTGGATCACTGTCGCCACGGCGTGGAGAGCTGTTACGTGTCACCGGGGCAGATCGAGCAGGACTGACAGGACAGGCCTCCAGACGGGGGTGCGGGCGAACCCGGACCATGGGTGTGTGGCACCGCCACCGTAAGTCCCGTGATATGGCACCGAGCGTCCCAAGATCGCCGGGCCGCTCAGGACCAGGCGGTCGAATGGCTTCCACGTTGGGGGCACCGACAGCAGGCAGCGCAGCAGACAGCAGGGAGCCGCAGAAACCGTCAACGCACCACCAGCCGCAGAAGGAGTCTCAGATGGGCAAATCGCTTCACGACCTCGGCCTCGCCGATGACCCCCTCCCCACCGCAGGCCAATCGCTGGCTGATCTCCCCGACTTTGGGGGCTTCCGCGAACCGCCTCAGCCAGGCAGCTACCGCTTCCAGCTCCCCGACGACCTCTCGACCATTTGGGACGTCTACGACACGCCCAGCAAAACGCCGCCGCAACGCGTGCGCGCGATTTTCGACCGCGAGCATCCGCTCCAGATCGTGCAGAGCGCCAGCGGGCGCTACAACGGGGAGCCCTTCGAGGCGCGCCTCTCCAATGAGGAGCGCAACCGGGGCAAAGACCGCATCGCCAGCGACTTGGACTTCCTGCTGCGCGCGCTGGGCATCACCACCAAGCCGCGCAGCAATAGTGACTACATCCGCACCGTCCAGACGCAGGCCAAGAAGCAGTTTGGCGCTGACATCCGCTTCTCCTGGAAGTGCGCGACGAATCGCAACATTCGGGTGCGTGACGCCAACGGGGCCATCCAGGAAGTTGAGGGGCACAAAGGCTGCGGCACCGCCTACTACCAGGAGGACCTCCCCAATGGCGGGAAGCAGGCCGATGGGCAGGTGCCGACGCAGATCCAGTGCACCTGTGGGGCGCTCCTGCGGGCGTTCGCAAATTTGGACAACCTCCGGGCCTAGGCAGGGGTACGCGTAGACTGGCGCAGTGCCCGCCTACTACAACGAGAACGACGCCTTCTGCGTCGCGTGGCTGAAGGCGCTGATTGCAGACGGGCTGATTGCGCCGGGTGATGTCGACGACCGCAGCATTGAGGCTGTGCAGCCGGAGGACCTCCGAGGCTATGACCAAGGCCACTTCTTCGCCGGGATCGGGGGCTGGAGCTACGCCCTCCGCCTCGCCGACTGGCCAGACGACCGATTTGCTTGGACGGGCAGTTGCCCCTGCCAGCCCTTCTCGGTCGCGGGCAAAGGTGGCGGCCCAGCCGATCCCCGCCATCTTTGGCCAGCGTGGTTCCGCCTCATCGCAGAGTGCCGCCCTCCAGTCCTCTTTGCGGAGCAGGTTGGAGGACCGGCTGGCCTTGCGTGGCTCGACGCTGTTTACGCTGACTTGGAAGGAATTGGTTACGCCATCGGGGCGGTCGATCTCCCGGCTGCGAGCGTCGGCGCGCCGCATCGACGACAGCGCCTGTGGGTCGTGGCCGACACCGACGAAGGACGAAGTGGGTGGGACACCCGAGCAGTTCCTTGCGCGGAAAGTGGCACTCGGGGGGAGGTGCGGCGTGTCGCTGACGGCGCTGAATCTGGTCGCGGAGCTGGTGGCGTGGCCGACGCCCTGCCAGCAGGACGGCCCGAACGGCGGACCGGCGCAGGGCACGGATCGTCTGCCAGCAGCAGCGATGGCGTCGTGGCCAAGTCCGAAGGCGAGCAATACGACAGGGGCAGGGACGCGTGGCGAGGGAGGCGAGAACCTCCAGACGATGGCGGGCTGGGCCACCCCGACCCGCCGCGATCACAAGGACGGCGCCTCGGACGGGACAGTACCGGTGAACGCCCTGCTCGGGCGGCAGGCGTGGCTAGCGGGCTGGCCCACCCCGGTGGGCCAAGATGCAGGAAACAGTACCCACTGCTACACCCACGGGAACCACGACCAGATCGCGCTGAAGCTGCCGGGAGTGGTGCTTCTGACTTCTGGACCGACTGCGTCTGGCTCCCCTGCCGCGACGGCAGGTGGCGACCGACTCAACCCGGCCTTCAGCCTCTGGCTCATGGGATACCCCACCGGGTGGGCACGTTGCGCGGCGCAGGCAACAGCATCGTCGCACCGCTTGCGGCGGAATTCATCCGTGCCTACAGGGAAACCTGTGATGAAAGTCTGCACGGGATGCAAGCAGTCGAAACAATCGACGGAGTTCTTCCGAGATAAGCGACGGCCCCAAGGACGATTGGCTCGGTGCAAGCAGTGCAAGCGTGCCGCCTATCACCGTTGGCGAGTTGCGCATCCAGACATGGATAGGAACCGGTACTGGACACATCGGGATGCTGAACGGGAACGTCACTTGGTGAAGAAGTACGGAGTCACGTTCGCACGGTATGACGAACTGCTGGCACTGCAGGGCGGTAGGTGTGCCGTGTGCCACCACCTTGCGCCAAAGGGCCGCTTACTAGACGTGGACCACGATCATGCGACAGGGACAGTACGTGGCCTGCTCTGTACCGCCTGTAATCAGCTTCTTGGACACGCCCAGGATTCTGCTGCGCGCCTTCTAGAGGCAGCGCAGTATCTGTCCACGAGCACATCGCGGGTCCAGCCTGCACAAAAGGAGCGCCCGATGCCGAAGCGCCGTGAGACCACCTTGGCCGATGTCCTCGACTTCCTCCAAGGCGCCCATGTGGACGTGCAGAAGGCCGTACTCGGCCTTCTGAAGACGCGCGTGGCGGCAGCGGCTCCGCCGAAGCGGAAGATGCCGTCCGGCAGCCGACTGTCGCTCAGCGACGCGGCGCGTGAGTCGCTGGATGCCGCCGCACGGAAGCCGGCGAAGCCTGCGGCTAAGCCGCCCCAGACGGCGAAGCGCTCTGCCGCACCGGATGTGCCGCTGCCGTCCCTCAGTGGATTCCCCCCTACGTCCTGAGCGATGACGAAGACGCCTCTCCTCCTCGTCGGCGATGGCCCCGCCGAACCCACCGGTCTGGGTCGCATCTTGCGCGACCTCGGCACGCTCCTCGTCCAGAGTGACCTCCCGATCGACCTCGCCTCGGTCGGCGGGCCCGTCCCGCCCGTCTGGCGCGCGTGGCCGCACTACCCACTCGACGAGCGCCTGCACCGCGGCGAGGACTGGGGCGCAAGCTACGTCGAGCAGCTCTGGGCCAGCCACTTCGGCAGCCGCCCCGGCATCCTCTGGGTCATCTGGGACCCGAGTCGCTTGGTCTACTACCAGCACCTACAGGCCCCAGTCGTGAAGTGGGCCTATCCGGCGATTGATGCCGCCAACGGCGTGGGGACCATCGGCGGGCCAGCAGGTGAGGCACTCGCCTCGTGGGACCGCGTCATCGCCTATGGCCGGTGGGCGAGCCAGATCATCAAGACGGTGCGGACTGAAGCCGTGCCCTACCTGCCGCACGGCCTCCACAGTGAGACCTATGATCCGGCGGCGAACTATCTGTACCAGTCAGGGTGGGCGCACGACCAGCTCGGTCCCCACTGCAAAGGGAGCGACCTCGTCGTCGGCTGCGTCGCGACCAACCAGGCGCGCAAAGACCTCGGCCTCTACTTCCAGACGCTGGGCAAACTGAAGGACCGTGGCCTCCCCGTCTACGGCTGGCTCCACACCGACACACTGGTCAAGGCGTGGGCGATTCCGCAACTGGTCGAGGACTGCGGCCTCGCGAAGCGGGTGACGGTCTCAACGCGCGCCTACACCGATGCCGAACTCGCCGCCTTGTATCGCGCGTGCGACGTGACGATTGCTCCTGGGCTCGGCGAAGGGTTCGCGTACCCCATCGCCGAATCGTTGGCGAGTGGCACGCTGGTCGTGCACGGCGACTACGCCGGCGGACGCGAACTCGTGCCGAAGCGCGAGTGGCGCTTCCCGGTGCGGGAGCTGCGACTGGAGGGCCTCTACGCCGTCCAGCGGCCGGTGTTCCGGGCCGAGGATGTCGCCAATGCGGTCGAGCGGGCGCTCGCGTGGCGCGACGCGGTGGGGCGGGAGACGGCGTCGTCGTATTGCACAGGCGCTGTCGCCCATCTCGACTGGCAGGCGCTGGCGGGGCGCTGGCTTGCCTGGGTGAAGGCGGGGCTGTGATGGCGTTCCATGTGCCCGAAGCCTCACGTGTGACCGACCATCCGGTCCTAGGGTCCACAGCGGACGCGGGGAATAACGGCGCCTTCGTCCTCGCCTCCCCAGAGCCGGGATGGCGCCTCATGCTGATCTGCAGCGATAGCGGGGAGGTGCCTGGCCTCCCCGCGTGGGAGCACGTCAGCGTCCACGCTGTGCGCGGTGGCACAGGGTCTCGTCTGCAGCAGCGCACGCCCTCGTGGAAGGAGATGGCCTTCGTCAAAGACCTCTGCTGGGACGACGACGATGTCGTCATGCAGCTCCACCCACGGAAGGCCGATTACGTCAACGACCATCCGCACACGCTGCATTTATGGCGCCCGATCGACCGGGAGATTCCTACGCCGCCTACGATCTTCATCGGGGTGGGACGGAAGGCGCCGCTGTGACGAACGAGAAGGCGCAGGCCCACACGACCAGCCGCATCTACGTCGTGCAGCCCGTCGAGGGTCCGTCCTTCCTCCTCGTCGAGGTCAGTATCGACTGCCCCGTGTGCGGCCAGCAGACGCTTCAGCTCGCGGGGCACCACCTGCGGCTGGTGCGCGATGTCATCCTCGAGGCGATGGACCGCCACCCCGAGCTGACATGCAGCGGGGAGTCGCAGATCGTGGAGCGATGGGAACTGAAGGGAGTCGGCAATGACCCGACCACGAGCTAAGCCGGTGCAGCGATTGCCCGCGACGTGCGTGTGGACCGCCGATGACGAGGGCACCTGGGAGACGGCCTGCGGGGAACGCTTCATCTTCACGACCGGCGGGCCCATTGAGAATCGCGCGAGTTTTTGCCCCTATTGTGGTCGGGGGATTCGGACGGCTGCGGTCCTCCGGGAAGGCAGGCGGCTATGACTCGAGCACGAGTTGAGAGCGAAGCGGGAGAGCGGCTGATGCTCATGCTGACGCCTGCTGAAGCCAAGCACCTCATCGCGATCATCACGTTCGCGGAGGGGGCAGCCCTCGCCTATCCCACGGGCCTGTCGGAGGCGGTCACGTATCTCCTGCCGCTACGCCGCCGCCTGCTGGAAGCCTATCAGCCGCACTGGGCGCACGACCTCGCCAAGACGCTGGAGGAGGAAGGATGACGCTCGCCATCGTGACGGCCTCGACCAATGTGGAGCGGGCGCGGCCCTGCCTCGAAAGCTGGGTCCGTTGCGCGACGACGCCACCGCCGATCTTCATCGTCCTCAACGGCTGCGCGAATGTGTCGAAGGTCGAAGTCGCGGGTGTGCAAGCGGCGTGGATTCACCGCGACGCCTACCTCGGCACCGTCCCCGCATTCCGGCGTGGTATCGATCTTGCGCTGGCGTCTGGCGACTTCGGGATTCTGGCAGCCCTGCATGACGACTTCGAGATCAAGGAGCCGGGCTGGGACGAGAAGGTCCTGCGCTACTTCGCCCGGAATCCTGCCATGGGCCTCGCCGGCTTCGGCGGCGCCACAGGCCTCGGCGATCTCGACCTCTATGAGAAGCCCTATGACCCCATGAGCCTCGCGCGCGTGGGCTTCCGGAGCGACTTGGAAGACGCCGAGGCGCATGGGATGCGGAGCCTCCTCGCGGAGAAGGTCGCCGTGCTTGACGGCTTCAGTCAGTGCGGTCGGCGGGAGTTCTGGGAAGGCTATCCTGCGCCGAGCACACCGCACGATCAGCGATTCGAGCACTCGCCCTATGCACGTCCGTGGACTGTGCTGGAGGGCTTGGGGATCCACCATCATGCTTACGACGCCGGTCTTGGAGCACTCGCCGCACGTTACGGGTGGGAATGCTGGTATTTACCCCTGAGATGTCGCCACTACGGTGGCCAGACAGCAGTCGGCGATGTCGGCTACCAAGCATGGGCGAAGACGCAAGATGTCAACGGCGACCAAGGCTTCTGGCAGCGCGCCCACGCTGCGATTTACGAGGCGTTCCGAGATCAACTTCCACTGCGTACCTGAGATGAAGCACGCCTTCGGTGTCACGTCGGACTTGCAGCTCCCGTTTCCAACGGAGGCGGAGCCAGAGGTGTCGGATGGCGTGGGTCGGCGGGTGGCTGGTGCTCCTTGTGCTGCTGTGGGTGTGCGGACCGAAGCCCCTGCGCCCGAACTGGCACCGCCCGCCGAAGCCACCACCGAGGAAGAAGCCCTCTGGCCCGATCCCGCGCCGCCCTACACCTACCTCGCAGGACCGGCTGGCAGTGGGAAGACCTTCGCCGTGAAAGCGTGGCAGGAGCGCGTCGGCGGCATCGAACTCTGCGCAACGACCGGTATTTCAGCGATCAACTGTGGCGGCACGACTATCCATGCACTGGCGGGGTACTTTGATACGAAGAGCCTGCAGGAGAGCTACACCAACGGCTTCCTCACGGCGCGCCTCGGCAGGCTCTGGCGCGCCGGGATCCGCCGCCTCGTGCTCGACGAAGTCTCCATGCTCGACGCCGACCAACTGACCTACATCGTGCGGGCGATTGAAGAAGTGAACGGACGCGGCTATGTGCTCGACGGCTGGACGCAGGAGGACGACGAAGAGCCGCCCGCGCTGGGCCTGACGCTCGTCGGCGATTTTGCCCAGCTCCCTCCCGTGAAAGCGCCCTTTGCGTTCGAGTCCCCCGAGTGGCTGCGCTTCGCCGAGCACACGAAGACCCTCATACGTATCCACCGCCAAGCCGACGCGCCCTTCATTGAAGCCCTCCGCCAGGCACGCCTCGGCAACGGCCGCGCGGTCGTCGACGCCTTCCGCAGCCAGCTCCACGCCGAGACTGACGACACCTTCGACGGCCCGACCCTCTTCGCGAAGAACGACGCCGTCGACCGCTACAACTGGATCCGCCTCGGGCGCGTGAAGGGGAAGGACCTGCTCTACGAGTCGGCGCGCGAGGGAAAGCAGCGCAGCGAGTGGGGCGACCCCAAGAAGCTGCCCGCCTCGTGGGGCATCCCGCTCCGCCTCCACCTCAAGATCGGCACGCTGGTGATGGTGCTCGCCAATAAGCGCGTCGAGGGCGAGCCACCGCAGCCCTTCGTCTATGTCAATGGTGACCTCGGCGAAGTCGTTGATGGTGATGCGACCGCGTGCTCCATCAAACTGCAGCGCACCGGCGCCGTCGTGAAGGTGCTCTATGTGAAGCGTACCGTGCTGCAGCCCTGCGACGGCGCCCGTCGCAAGGAGCTCCGCGCCCTCGGGCAGGCAGATCGCATCGAAGGGAAGTTCGAGATCGTCGGCTGGGTGCAGTACATGCCGTTGCGCATTGCCTACGCCTCAACCGTCCATAAGTCGCAGGGCCTCTCGCTCGATCAGGTGCAGATCAATTGTCGCGACGCGTTCTTTTGTACGCCGGCGATGTTGTATGTCGGCTTGTCGCGGTGCCGCACGCAGGAAGGACTTCGCTTAGTAGGTTCCGAAGCTGCTCTCTTGGAACGCTGCGTCGCTGACCCGAGGCTCCGCGCATGGCTCTAGATGAGGCCTGGCCTTGGATGACCATCTCAGATGACCCCGACTGGAACACGGTCGAGGCGATGATCTGCTACGGCGGGGGCTTTGTCGCGGCTCTTGGCCAGCTCTATCGCCGGGCCGACCCGCAGAACCAGGCGCGGCTCAAAGGCGCCTTCCCCGAATACTGGCGCAGCTACACCGAGATCGCCCGGCAGCAGCAGGCCGCCCAAGCGGAAGAGACCAAGCGGAAGGGCACGCTGTGACACCGATCCTGGTGCCTGGGACGGGCAGTTGGGCCGACGACAATCGCGTCGACTGGTATTGCCCCGGCTCGCCCTTCGTTGACTTCCTCGGCCGGCAGCATCTCGCCCCGGCCTTCGGGCGCCGCTACGACCTCGGCTACGACATCGGTCTGGCACCCTTCATCTGGTCGACGGACCTCGCGGGCGTGCCGATTCTCAGCCGCCTTGCGACGTGGGCGGCCGGTGGCGCGGCGCTCGCCTACTTTGTGGAAGCGACCGCGAACCTGCGGGGGAAGGACACCGCCGTCATCGCGCACAGCCACGGCTTGCAGCCCGTGCTCTACAGCTGCGCCGAGCAGAACCTCCGCGTGGCGCAGCTCATCTCGGTCGGCTCGCCCGTGCGCCACGACATGCTGGCCATTGCCAAGCGGGCCCGGCCACGCATCGGGTTCTGGCGGCACCTCCACTCGGACGCCTCCGACCGCTGGCAGTGGCTCGGCGAGCTGTTCGACAGTCACTTCAGCATCGTGCGCGCCCACCCCTTGGCCGATGAGAACGTCGGCGTGCCCAAGGTGGGACATTCGGAGTTGCTGCGCGACGCAAGCCTGTTCCACCTGTGGGTGGATGAGGGGTGGTTGCAGCCCCTGCAACGGAGGCCCGCATGAGCCTCGCCCCACTCGATGTCATCGCGATCACCATTTGGGCTGAAGCGAGAAACCAGCCCGTCGAGGGTCGAATTGCCGTGGCAGCTGTCATCCGTAACCGCGTGCGCGCCCACCATTGGGGTGCGACCTACGAGGCGGTGTGTCTCGCCCCCAAGCAGTTCTCCTGCTGGCAGGCGGTGGGGGGCACGGCGAATTACGAAGCGGTGCGGGCGCTCAAGGAACGCATTGAGCAGGGGCAGCGCCCCTCCGATGTTGTGCTGACCGAGTGCTACGCCATCGCGCAGGAGATTGTCTCGGGCCGACTCCAAGACAATACGAAAGGCGCGACGCATTACGTGGTGACGACGGTGCCCCCGCCGCTCTGGGCGGTGGACCACACGCCGGTGTGCGTCATCGGGGACCACGCGTTCTATGCGGGAGTGGCGTGATGCGGCAGCCCATGATTCCTGAACGACTTGGCGATCTGCCGACACCGTCTGGTGTCTCGCGCCGGGCCTTCCTGCGCGCCCTCGTCGCGGCCCCTGCACTGGCCTCCTCGACGCTGGCCGTCGACTGGGAGCGCCTCCTGTGGACGCCCACGCCGATTATCCTGGTCCCGGCGATGCCCCAGCCTGCGTGGCTGGATGCGCTCGCCGAGGGGCAGTTCTCCCATATCGTGACCCGTCTGGCGCTGGCGGTAGGGGCGGAGGACCCCAGCCGTCCCTTCACGGCGACGTGGATTCCGGTGACGGGCCATGAGTAGGCTGCTGACGACCTTCCCGGGGCGCTTCGGGGACATCGGATGGGCCCTACCGACCATTCGCGCCATTGCGGAGGCGAACGAGCCTGTCGACCTCGTCATTGGCGCCGAGTTCGCCTCGATTGTGCCGCTCCTCCAGCAGCAGCCCTACCTGCGCCACGTCTGGAGCGACCCTGCGTGGCACCTCGTGCCGCCAGATGAGTGGCGGGCGCCCTACGCCGGTAAGGAAGGTGTCGCCCCACCCGACCTGCCGGACGTGCCCTACGACCAGATCATCCACCTTGGGCACCGGAAGTGGCCCGATGAATCACTGCCCAAGCGGATCTACACGCAGCTCGGTGAGCAGTATCCCGGCCTGAAGAAGGCGCCGCTCGATCTCGACCGGCCGTGGATCGCCGTCATCCCCAAGCTCTGGACAGGGCCGTCGCTCGATGTGGCTGTCTGCTGGTCTGAAGAATGGATCGAGTTGAAGATGGGCACCGTCCTCGCGGTCGCAGAAGCCCTCCGGAGGAAACGCTTTACCCTCGTCGGCCCCGACCGTATGGGACGCCGCGCGGAGTGGGAGCATAGCTGGCTCCGTCTCGATAACACGCTGGCCTGGCCGAGCGACTGGATTCTCGCCACGTATGCGCTCTGTGAAGCGCGCGTGGTGCTGACCTGCTGCTCCGGCCTCTGGGTCCTCGCCAACGCCCTCAACAAGCCGGTCGTGCTCTACGAGCCGAGCGCCGCACGGCAGAACCCCGTCTTCTGGCTGGAACACCCGAGGAATCGGAAGGTGCTCGGTGGCGACGGCCTCCCGACCATCGATGCACGGGCGACAGCAGCAGCGATTGAGGCGGTGCTGAATGGCCACTGATGCCGATCCGATTGACGACCTCGTGCTCCCGATCACGAAATCGGAACGACAGCGCCTCGTTCATGAAGCGGCGCAGCTTGGCATCAGCCTGCATAACTACGTGCGATCCGCCTTGGGGTTACCGCTCTGGGCGACTGACCAACGCGGATCACAGGAGCGTGTCGCTCAGTGCATGTCGCTGATCGGCAAGACGTATGGATACCTCGGGGGGATGCGGCGTGCCGAACGCTTGACCGCGAGACGACGGCGTGAAATTGCTCGACATGCAGCGCAGGTACGCTGGGCCAAGCATCAGCAGGAGGCGGTGCTCGATGGCCGCTGACGTGCGCTCAGGCGACCTCATCGTGGCGGAGATCAGTAAGAACTGGATCGACTCGACTGAAGTCGTCCCGACGCCGCCACTCTGCCAACTCTTCGAGCAGGTCATCGCGCGCAATCGCTCGCGCGGCTATCACCTGCACTCGTTCCAACTCCATCGCCTCATGGTGTCGTTGAACCAGATGAACGAGACGATCATCGCAGTCTTCGAGTGGGACGGGCGATGAAGGAGGCGGTGCTCGATGGCCTTTGATCAACGGCGCATGTACGAGGCAATGTCGAACGCCTATGCGCCAGCACCCACGACGCCACCTGCTGAGGAAGTGGTCGAAACTCCCTTCGGCAAGTTTCTGGTCGACTCGCGCGACGTGATCGACGCCACCCTCGAGGCGGGCACCCTCTGGGACGGTCCCGGCTTCCTCCAGCCGCTCGCCGTCGAGTATGGCCGTCTCGGCGAGCGCGGCGTGACCATCCTCGATGTCGGTGCACACCATGGCGCCTTCAGCGTCTGGCTCGCGCGGCAGGGCGCGTGGCGTGTGGTCGCGGTCGAGCCCGTGCCCCAGACGATGCAGCGGCTGAAGGCCAACCTGGACCTCAATCGCGAGGCGACGGCGTCCTGCGTCATCCCGATCGAGGTGGCGGCCTACGATGCCCGCCGCCTGCTCTGGGTGCCCCCTGTGGAGGCAGGCAACACCGGCGGCGTCGCGCTGCGGCCGGAGGGCGAGGTCGGTGCGCCCACCGTGGCGGCACGTCCGCTCGACGAGTACCGCTGGCTCTGCCCGCAGGTGAGCCTGATCAAAGTCGACGCCCAAGGCTGCGATGGGCGGGCGTTGCGCGGGGCGCAGGCCCTCATCGAGGTGCACCACCCGGCGATTGTCTTCGAGTGGGAGGCCGATCTCGCTGCCGCGCACGGCGACAGTCTCACGGGTCCCGCTGGCATCTGGGAGTGGCTCGTCGCGCGCGGCTATCATGTGCACGCGTGGCCGAGTCAGCCGAACAACTACGTCGCGCGCTGGCGGTGAGGACGCGATGCCTGTGGTCTGGCAGCAGGTGACGAAGTTCGATGGCCGGGCGTGCGCGCTGGCCGACCGGCACTACAGCCGCCGGAAGATTGGCGCACCGCAGTTCATGCCGCCTGGCGAGACGGTCATTCTGCTCACACCGGCTGCCGACGCGGTCTTCGGCTGGTGGCGTCCGCATCCGGCGTCGGGATTGAGGGCCATGAACGGGCGGGATGGCTGGACGTGCTCGATCTTCCGCAACGAAGGTGGGCAGCGGTCCTCTGCCCTGATCCTCGCCGCTGAGGAGAGGCTGGCACGACTTGGCGTCACCTGCGGTGTGGACGGCTTACTGACCTACATCTGGCGGGCGAAGGTGCGGAGCGTGAATCCCGGCTATTGCTTTAAGTGCGCAGGCTATCGACGGATCGGCGTGAGCGCCGATGGGCGGAAAGACTTGCTCCAGAAGGCGTGGGCATCTGTCGGACAGGCGGGCGGCGTGCATGGCCGCTGCTGATGTCGCAGGAGGCTCTACGAAACTTGTGAACGCTGGCCTTGGCGATGTGTCCGACCGCCTCACGATTCTGGCGCTGAAGATCCTCGTCGGCCAGGAGCAGGGCAGGGACGTGACCCACTTCAGCAACGAGCACGCCGCTCTGCTGACGCAGATCCGCAGCCGCACGCTGAACGCGAAGTGGTTCGAGGCGGTGCTGAGCCTCGCCGCCGTGAACGGCCTGCTGTGGCACGCCGAGGACGACCTGAAAGCCCTCCGCCTCGAATGGATGGTGCAGCAGACACCGTCTGCGGCGGAGGTGACCATCACCGCCGTGGGCGACGGCGTCAAGCGGCGCGTCGCGGACCTCGTGTTACCGCTCGCCTTCCGGATCCAAGGATTGAACGAGCAGCGCGCCGAACTCGTCGCGCAGATCAACCGCGAGGCCGGCGACGGGGCTGGTGCTGAGAAGCTCTCATGACGTCACGGACATCACTGGATGCGTACTGGCAGGACTACTACGCCAACAAGCAGGGCGTCGCGGACCAGCAGTTGCTGAAACAACTCGAGTCCGCCTTTGAGGCGGTCTTCTATGCGGGGGCCACCGCCGCCCTGCTGGGAATCGGTGCTGTGGCGCCAACCTGCCGAGAGAACCGCCGACGCGAGTTGCTGGACGAGGTCGATATGAAGCTGATGGCGCAGGGTGGCTGACGGGCGGCACCGATGAACGTCGCCCTTGTTTCGACGTGGGATATCCCATGCGGGATTGCTGAAATGGCCGCCTACCTGAAGGCGGCGGTTGAAGCGGCTGACCCGACGATCACGCTCGTGCCGATCACGAATCTTCATCCGGCGGCGATTCTCGCGCCCGAAGCGATCGGTGCGCCGCAAGGCTGGGACGTGATTCTGCTCAACTATCAGGCCGCCCTCCTCAGTCAATGGCACCCAGAGGACATCCGAGCCGTGCAAGTGCACGGGATGAAAGTGCTAGTCGTCTGGCATGACAGTGGCGTCCCGAACTCCGATCAGGCCAAAGGCATCTGCGCGGCGGCAGACAGTTTCGTCGTGCACGAGCCGTACGACGACCTCGACGGCAACGGCCGCTACTGGCGCATGGGCGTGCCGGACTGGCAACTCGCGCAGCCTGTCGACATCCACCCACGGAGTTGGTGTGGCCCTCGGCCGATCCTCGGCTCGATCGGCTTCCCCTATCCGTGGAAATGCCTCGACGAGCTCGCGCGCGTGACAGCAAAGGCTGGGTGGGCGCTCCTGCTCATCGCGCCGACGGCGACGCCCACACAGGTGGCGACGTGGACAAGCCTAAATCCCCACCTCTGCGTATATAACCGCTTCCTCGATCGGGAGGAAGCGTTGCAGCTCTTAGGCGGTTGTGACGCGACTGCCTTCTGCTTTTCATGTGCAAATACGGGACAGTCAGGATCCATCCTGCAGGGCATCGCGGCGCGCAAGCCCGTCATCGCCTTCAGTCATTGCCGCCAAATGAAATCGCTCTGGGAGGACCCGCTCGGCCGCGAGGTCATCTACTGGACGGACAGCTTCGACGGCGTCGCGGAGCACCTCCGTACGCTGCCGATTCAGCGCGTCGACCCTGGCACGGTGGCGTTGGCGACGCAGGATTCGTGGGAACAGCTCGGACGGAAGTACGCTGCCCTCCTGCACGAGTTGGTGCGATGACGGCCGCCTACCCCTTGAGCAAGTGCGTAGATCCGGTGCCAGACTATGCCGAGCTCACCCCTGAACTTGCCACCGTCGACCGCTTCTTTACCGCCGCGAGCGAGCAGCATAGCGGGCGTCGGTGGGAGTACGCACTCGCGTTACGCGCCCTCACGGCCTGGACGTCCACTCGCGCCCCGCACGAGCATCTGCACCTCATCGATGTCGGCGGTGCGGGCTCGCCCTTCGCGCTGATGGCCGACCACCAGCTCCGCCAAGTCGCCGTCGAGCACCACATCAGGCACCTGCAGGTGACGATCATCGACCCCGCATGGAGCGGGCTGCTGCTCGGCCCGGCCGCAGAGGCTGGCGCGACCATCCAGCCGGTGCCGCTCGACCTCGCCACCTACCTCACGGGCGATGCGCCCGCGACGCTCGCGCACATCTGTACCGTTCTCTCTGTCGTCGAGCATGTCCCTGACCTCGAGCGTTTCCTCTTCCACCTCAGTTGCCTCGTGCTGCCGGGCGGGCTGCTCTTCCTGACGATGGACTGCTGCGAGGCCGACGCACCCGACCCTGGGGGCTGGCCCACCGACCGCTATCACTTCCACTGGATGCGCCAGCGGATTTTCGACCGGCCGCAGTGGCAGCGGCTGCGCGACGTGTTCGCGCGGTACCAGTTCCGCCTGTCTGGTGAGGCGGACTGGGCATGGAAAGGCGCGCACGTCGCGGACTACAGCTTTTGTTCGCTTGCTCTGGTGAAGCGGGTATGACCTTCACGGTAACGCTCCACGACCGCTGCCGCCTCTGCCAAGGCGTGCTCGACCCGGTGCTCGACCTCGGACACCTCGCGCTCCCGACCTTCCCGCGCCCAGAGGACGATCCGGCGCCACGCGTGCCGCTCGACCTCACGACCTGCCGCACCTGCGGCCTCGTGCAGCTGCGCCACACCGTCTCGCCGGACGCCTTGTTCCGTACGTACTGGTACCGATCGTCCACCAATGAGGCGATGCAGGCGGAGCTGACGGACATCGTGCGCGCGGCGCTGGCGGCGGTCGACGTGGAGGCGAACGATCCCGTCATCGACATCGGCGCGAACGATGGCTTCCTCCTCAGTCAGTACCCGCTGTGCCTCCCCCATCGGAGGCCGGAGCGCATCGCCTTCGAGCCCGCGCACAACCTCAAGGACGCGTGCCGCCGCCATGCCGAGCAGCACTGGGCCGAATACTTCCCCCCCACAGGCGAGACCCGCGCGACGCATGTCCTCCCGGTGGCGTGGCGCCGGAAGGTCAAAGTGCTGACATCCATCGCCTGCTTCTACGATGTCGAGGACCCGACCGCGTTCGTGCAGGCGGTGGATGTCCTGCTGGCCGAGGACGGCGTGTGGATCGTGCAGCTCCAGGACCTCGCCCAGACCGTTGAGGCGACCGCCTTCGATTGCGTCTGTGCGGAACATCTGACTTACTGGTCACTGGCCAGCTTTGAATTCCTGCTCGCTCGCACAGACGTGGACTTGCACATCGTCCACGCCGAGCGGCGCCCCATCAACGGCGGCAGCCTCCGCCTCCTGATCCGGCGGCGGCACCACACGGTCGACGAGACCGTCCACACGCTCGCGGAGCAGGAAGCTGCCTCGATCACATGGCAGGCGCTGGAGCGCTTCGCGTGGTCGGCGGTGGTGGCCAGGACGCAGATCGAAGCGGCGGTCCACGCGGCGACGCGTGCGGGCTTGACGGTCGACTTGTATGGGCCAAGCACGAAAGCAGAGACGCTCACACAGTGGGTTGGCCTTGGGCCACCGCGCATCCGGCAGGCGTGGGAGCGGCACCCAGACAAGATCGGGCGGCTGACGGCAATGGGCATCCCGATTGTCGACGAGGAGACGGGGCGTGCGGACCCCCCGGACCTTCTTCTCGTCGGCATTTGGCAATTCAGAGAGGGCATCCTGCGGCGTGAGGCGGACTACTTGGCCGGTGGCGGTCGGCTACTTTTTCCGCTGCCAGTCGTCGACGTGGTGAGCTATGGCCTTGTCCTCCCCACCGTCATGTAGGCACTGCGGCAACGCCGACCCAACGATGCTCATCGGGCTGACGGGCGGAGGACTCTACTGTGAAGTGTGCAGCCGGGTGACGGAGGCGAGGACGACCGATGGCAATGCGGAACGCCGTGATTCTGTGGCTGACGCTGACCGGCGTGGTCCTGCTGGCCTTCGCCACCAGCGCCGACCGACGCGTGAGTGAGGCGGTGGCGAGTGGTGGCTGCTGGCTGCTCGCGTGGGTCTACGCGCAACTGACAAGAGGCGGGCGAGGAGGACAGCGATGAAGCGGTATGCGGACCTCCCCGAGGCCGACCGGATGACCGAGGCGCATGTGCGCCAGTGGGAGGTGCTCACCCGGAAGAGCGGCGGCTGTGGCGGCGAAGACTGGATTCAGGAGACCCTCCAGCGGATGGCTGAGGCACGGTGTGAGGCGGCCGTGCCGTGGTTTGGCGAGATCGATGGCCACGTCTACTACCGACGCTGCCAACGGCCCATCCTGAAGACGCAAGCCTACTGCCGCATCCATGCGCCGCTGGAAGGAGACACCGCATGATCGACTACGTCGAAGTCGACGGTCCCGACGGCCTCGTTCGCATCAAGCCCGAATGGATGATTGCGCTCGGCGCCCCGCTGGACTGGTTCCGCCCAGGCGACGACCTCACGGAAGACCAGAAAGTGCGCGTGCGCGCCGTCTACCTGCACGGGGGCGCCCAGATCATGGTGCTCGATACGCCGGAGAACCTGCGGCGGTTGCTCCAGCGCGTGTGGCCTGATGCGGCGGCGTGGGCCAAGCGGGAGAGCGAGCGATGACGCCGACGTGGATCATCCTGCCGGTGATGACGGGGATGGAGATGACCCGCGCCGCCATCAGCGATGCCCTTGCGCAGTCGGTGCCGACGCGCCTGCTGCTTGTGAACCAGGGCTGCCCCGATGACATGCGGGATGAGTTCGAGCGCCTCGCGGAGGAGCAGCCCGAGCGCGTGTTCGTCCTGCATCACATGCCGCCGTTGCCGAGCCTCTCGGCGACGTGGAACCGGTGTCTCGATCTGGCATGGGAAACGGGCGGTGAGGCGGCGCTGGTCGTGAATTTCGACGTGCGCCTTGCGCCTGACACGGTCGAAATGCTCGCCGCCGCCCGTCGCGCCTGTGATGCGCTGTTCGTCTCAGCCGTTGGCGTGACGGGAGCCGACTTCAGGCAGACGAGCTATGAGGAGCGTGAAGTTGGTGATGTCCTTGCGAACAAGGGTGGTCCCGACTTCTCCTGCTTTCTGATCAGTAAGGCGTGCCACGACCGCTTCCGCTTCGATGAAGGCTTCATCCCGGCGTTTGCCGAAGACCTCGATATGCACCGCCGCCTGATGCTCGCTGGCGAAGGCCAGCGTATCTTCAGCGTCAATCTGCCGTTCCTGCACCATGCCAGTCAGACGCTGAAACTCCTCCCGCCGAAGGAGGCTGACCGCATCCGGCGCGAGATTGACACCATCAGCCGCGCGCACTACCGCGCCAAGTGGGGCGGCGACGTGAACGCCGAGACGTTCCTCGTGCCCTTTGGCCACGCGTCAGATTGTGTACGGACGGATGGCTCCGCGGCCACGCCCTACTTATTCGACCAGGAGCGCCAGCAATGGGCAAGCGCCTTGAGGACCTGAACCTCCCTGACGAGCCGCTCCAGCCGACGCCTGCGCCGCGCGAGGCCGAGGACGTACGCGCCACCGAGTGGTACCGCTTCTGCCGAGAGATTGACGACATCATTGCTACGGGCAACTTCACATGGGCGGAAGACACCCTCAGTGACATAGCCGCGACGGTGGAGAAATACCAGCGCGTCACCGAGGGCCAGCGCAAGGCGGTCGCAAACATCGAGGCCGCTCGCGCCGGACGTGGCAGTCGGCGGCATGAAGGCTTCTATCGGCGGTGGCGATGAGTACACAGCCCTGTGGGTGTGACGAAGAGGTGGGCTGGATCTGCGCGTTTCATCAGATGCTCGCTGAAACGTGGAATACGTGCCCCGACTGCGGCGTCCGGTGGAAGGACCACGTCGCCACGCTTGGTGTGATTCATCGGACGCGACTCTGCCCTGCATGCAAAGCCGCGATAGATGCCACAACTGAGTAAGCCTGCCGCGTGTGGAGGGTGCCCATTAGCAACACGCGGCACCGGCTATGTGCCCGGCGAAGGGCCAGCGGGCTCGCCTATCGCGTTCGTCGCGGAGTCGGCGGGTGCTGTCGAGGCTCTTACTGGTCGGCCGTTAGTCGGCGACGCTGGCGGCATGTTCAGCCGCACGTTAGGACTCCTCGGCTGGAATCGCGACGCCTTCCGCTTGGATAACTGCGTCCGTTGCGCGCCCCCCAAAGGCTGGTTCGACGAACGTGCTCCCTGGTACTACGGGGCACTGGCGCATTGCCAGTACGTCGAACGCGAAACGCTCGCGCAGGGCAGCAAAGTCGTCGTCGCACTCGGCGGCACGGCGCTCAAGCGCCTGATGCACCTGGAGCACCACAAGGACAGCATCAAGATCGGCGACTGGCACGGCGCGATCCTGCGCGACCCCACCGACAGATATTTCGTCGTGCCAACCTACCACCCGAGCTTCCTGCAGCGCGGCGCCACCAACCTGATCGGCACCGTGCTGTGGGACCTCAAGCAGGCGGAGATTGCACGCGACACCGGCAAGCCTGCCGACGCCGGCTCACTCGTCATCGACCCGCCGCTCGACTGGTTCCGCACGTGGGTCGACACTGTGGTGGCGGCCCGCCAGCAGGACTCCGCCGCCTACCCCATCTCCTCCGACGTCGAGACGCCCGACAAAGCCGGTGGCAAGGATGAAGGTGAGATCACCGCCGAGCACAAGAGCTTCCAGATCCTACGGGTGAATGTCGCGTGCCACCCGGATGAAGGCGTCACAGTGCCGTTCGCGGAAGGCTACATCCAGGAGCTGGCGCGGCTGCACCAGTCGCCCGGCCAGATATTCGAGTTCAATCGGGAGTACGACTTCGTACGGCAGGTCCACGCCGGGATGCTGTGCGAGGAGGACTCGGCGAAGGTCATCGACCTGATGTGGCTCTGGCATCTGCTCCAGAGCGACGTACCGCGTGGCCTCGGCTTCGTCGCACCGTTCTACTCGACCTCTGGGCCCTGGAAGCATCTCGCTCGCAGCGAGCCCGCGCGCTACGCCGCGATTGACGCCCTGCAAACGCACCGCGTCGGCTTTGGCCTCCTCACAGACCTGCAGGCGACGGGGCAGCTCGCCATCGCGATGCGCCACACCCATCGCCTCCTCACCGAAGTCCTGCGGCCTGCGCAGCTCGTCGGCGTCAAAGTCGACCGCATCCGCCTCGACGTCTTCAAGCAGACGCTCACCGAGAAAGCCCGCGCCAGCCTGCAGGCCCTCCAGCTGTGTGTGCCCGAGAGTGTCTGCCCGCTGACGCCTAAAGAGGGGTTGGTGCACAAGCCGCTGGAAAACGTGCTGCATGTGAAGGCGACCGCCTTCACACGGAAGGGGACAGCGCGTGCAGGCCGCCAACCCGCCGAGATCAAACAGGAGCTCTATGCTACCGCGCGGCTCGTCGAGAAGCTCGTCCTCAAAGAGGTCTGGGTCTGCCACGCCTGTAGGGGAGTGGACGTATCGCGGCGGCACACTTGCCAGCCTCAGTTACCGGTTGGACTGGGTGGTCGCCTGGATTCACCGGTTCCAGCAGACCTACCCTCCCAGACAGAGCGTCCAACCCTGTCGCTGGCGCCTGCGTCTGTCCCTCGCTGGTTCTGGCAAGAACCGTTCAATCCCGACTCGTGGCCGCAAGTCCTCGCCTACATCAAAGCCAAGAAGCACACGCCCGGCCGCGCCGAGAAAACGGGCAAAGACTCGACCAACCGCGACACCCTCATCCGGTTAGAGCGCACGACGCACGACCCCTTCTACCGGCACCTGCTCGACTACCGCGCGGTCGGCAAGGTGAAGGGCACGTATGTCGAGGGCACCGAGCGACTGCTCGACACGGACGACCGGTTGCACCCGACCTTCACCTTCAAGCCCTCGACCATGCGGTTGAGCGCAGCGGCACCGAATTTAACGAATGTGATCCAGGACCGGGAGGGACCGACGAGTCTCGCGGCTGGCTTCCGCAAGACGATTGTCGCTTCTCCCGGCTGCCGCCTTCTCGAATGTGACTTCAGTTCGATCGAGGCAACGGAGGTCGCGTGGTGCGTGCGCGACCCGACCCTGCTGCGCGTCGCGCGCCTCGGCATCCACGCCTACCTCGTCGCCCACCACTTGAACGATGCGCCCGACCTCTCGGCCGCCGATGCCGACATCGCCCGTCACCTCCAGCAGGTCAAGAAAGCGGCGGGTCCGCTCCTCTATGACCAGATGAAGCACACCGTCTACGGCGTCTTCTACGGCCAGACGCCCGCCGGGCTGCAATACACGTGGCCCGACCTCTACCCCACGCGCAAGGTCGCCGAGGCGATGGTCGACTTCCTCTTCGGCCACTTCCCGAGCGTGAAGACGTTTCAGCAGGTGGTGCTCGAGACGGCGGCACGGCAGCACTTTTTGGGGGGCAGCGGCGCCTATCAGTTCACGCCACCTGCGCCCGGCATCGCCGGCAGTGTCAGTGGCCACCCCTACGCGTATTGCCACTGGTTCTGGAGTCTGTTCAGCTACAAGCGGCTCACGCGGGCGGAGGAGTTGCGCGTGCTCGCGCGGGCGCAGCAGGCGGGGCAGGCCGCGCCGGTGACCTACATCGGTGGGCAAGCCTTCCGCCTGAGTCGAGGCGCGGATGCGAACCGAGCGATTGCCTACTATCCACAGTCCATCGCGGCGGGCGTCTTGAAAGAAGTCGAGCTGCGCCTCTTCGGCGACCGAGAGAGCGCGAGCTACATTGGCGACGCCTATTTCGGGCGAACGCCGCTGCGGGCGCCGATTCACGACTCGCTGCTGCTGGACGTGCCGCACCGCGAGTGGGATCGTGTGGTGCAGGCGGTGCTTGTCGAGATGCAGTGCCCGATTGCCGCGCAGCCACTGCCCGAGGCGTGGGGCCTCGGCACCCACTTGACGATTGGCATCGTGGCGAAGGCGGGCAGTAACTGGGCTGAAATGACCGACATCACCGAGGCCGCACGCACTGAGACGACCGTGCGACCCATGGAAGCCGAGGACGAAGCCGAACTCGATGATCTCGGACGGGCGGTCTAGTGGCACTGATCCAAGCCGACGCACGACATCTGCCACTGCCGAGCGGGTACGTGCAGATGGTGATTACGTCGCCGCCGTACTGGGGGCTGAGGGATTACGGACTTGGCGCGCGGGGGATTGGATTGGAGCCAACTCCCGAGGCGTATGTCGCGACGCTGGCCGAGGTCTTTCGTGAAGTGCAGCGGGTGCTTCGCGACGATGGCACCTGCTGGCTGAATTGCGGGGACTGCTACCAATCGGGATCGCGTGGCGGCTACAACCGCGAACGCGCAGGCGTCAGTAAGAACATCGGTGCGACAGCGTCCGACTTCAGCAACGCGCCGAATCGACTTCCCCAAGAAGGACTGAAGGATAAGGATCTGGTCGGTATGCCCTGGCGTGTCGCCTTCGCGCTCCAGGCCGATGGCTGGTATCTCCGAAGTGACATCATCTGGGCGAAGCCAAACCCGATGCCCGAGTCGGTGACTGACCGCCCGACCACCGCGCATGAGCACGTCTTCCTGTTAGCCAAGCGCGCGAGTTACTACTACGACGCGGAGGCGATCAAGGAGCGTGTAACGGGCGGCTCACATCCGCGCGGTGGAGGTGTCCACCCGAAGTCTGGGAAGAATGAGCTGCACATCGACCGACGCAAGCGTGGATTCAATGCGCGGTGGCGCGTGAAGCAGAATGCGAGCTTCTCGGCGGCAGTGAAAAACCTCGTACCCTTGCGGAATGCACGGACGGTCTGGACGATTGGCTCGCAGCCCTACCCCGGTGCTCACTTCGCCGTCTTCCCCGAGGCCCTCGTCACGCCCTGCGTCCTCGCGGGCAGCGCCCACTGGCAGGCCGACCCCCGCCGCTGCGTCGTGCTTGACCCTTTCTGCGGCTCGGGTACGGTCGGCGTGGTCGCCCGCCGCCACGGCCGCGCCTTCCTCGGCTGCGATCTGAAGTGGGACTATCTCCTCCAAGTGCGGGCGCGGCTGCGGGGCGTCCAACAGCGCCTCCACTTCGGCGCCGTCTAGGCTAGACTTACCCTGCATGGACACGCCCTCCTCGCTCACCGACCTCCTTGCGGCCCTCGACCACGATGCGGGCACCGTCGCCGCCAAACTGGAAGACCTCCGACAGCGCCTCAGCGTCTCCGAGCAGGTGCGCGCAGATCTCACGGAGGAACGGGATGCCCTCCTTGAGGTGCGCGATCGGCAGGCCACCACGATCACCCAGTACCAGCAGCAGCTCGCCGAGACTGAAGCCATCGCCGCGCGGCTGCTCGGGATTCAGGCGAAGTTGCGGGCGCTCGGGGGGGCGGACTAGCGAGTAGCTGGTGTGGCGGCTGGCGGAGGCTGACCGACCGCGTGCGAGACCGCCATCGGCGGCTCGGCGCCACCGTAGCGGGTGCGCACCAGATTCGCCAGCGCCTCAGCGGGCACTGGCGAGGTCAACGCCCCGACAAGCAGCTGCGTCCCCTGCGGCGAGAGTGCCGCCCAGTGCACGAGGTCATCGGCCGTCGGACCCACCAGCAACCGGCTGAGGGCGACGGCTCCATAGACACGGTGTGGGCCGTAGGCGAGCACACGCAGGGCGTCGCCTCCGGCTTGGCGGAGCGCTCCCTTGCCCGTGTAGGGACCGAGGGTGCTCTCCTTCAGCTCCTGTCGTGCGGTGGTCGCCGCTTCCCGCCCGACGCGGAGGGCTTCCTGTGCCGGGTCGACCGCTTGAGCGGCAGACTCGACCCACCGTGCGCCTTCTTGGCGGCGGTGCGCGACGAGCGACGCACCCGCCGTGCGTGCCGTCGCCATAGCCTGCCGCCCCTCGCGCTGCGCCGTCTCGGTGCCGAGCGTCGCCGCTTCACTGGCGACATCGGTGGCGGCACGGCCCGCCTCCTTGACAGCACCCGTGCGCTGGGCGGCGAGCGATGTCGCCGCCTCGACGCCCCCTTTGCCGGCTGTCGTCGCGGCTTCAACGCCCTGCTCGCCCGTCAGCACCGCCGTCTTGTAGGCGGTCGAGATCAGCTTCAGGTGGTCGAGCACCGCCTGCGATTGCGCATCGCCGAGGAAGGCATCGCGAAATGCGGGTGGGATGGCGTCGAGCCGGTCGCCCAGTTTCTCGAGGCCGCCGTTGATGAGGCGCTCGCGGACCCACGAGGATTGCACGGCTTCGAGCGCGGCGCGGCCTTCGGCGCCCCCACCGCCTGCCTCCGCGCGCGTCGTCAGGAGCTCCGTCAACATCCGGGCAGCAGTGGATTTGTCGTTGCCCTTGGTCGGGGTGAGGAGGCCCACGATGGCTTCAGGGTTGCCCTCCGCCAACTTGCGCAGCTTCGGCGCATGGCCTTCCTCGTAGAGCGTGGCGATCTTCCCGTAGTCGGCCGTCGCTTGGTCATAGGGGGCGTGGCCGCGCATGAGGCCCCGGATTTTCTGCCGGAAGCCCTTGCTGACCTGCTCGGCTTGCGTCCGCGCAGGCGAGTCCCACGACACGGCGTCATCGACGAGTCGCTTGATCTTATGCGCGTCGGCGAAGGCGATCGTGTCGGAGGGCTCGTTGGCGAGCGCCGCACGGACGCGTGACAGCGCCGCCGGCAGTGGGTGGTCAGGCGGGATGAGGAACCCGCTTAAGTCTTCGCCCGGCAGCATCTGCGCAGCCTGTTCGGCGGTGAAGGACTTCCCACCAATCGTCACCGTGGTCGGCTCGTGCGACGCCATCGGCGTGATCTGCTGGGAGAGGCGGTCGAGTTCGGCTTCCAGCGGCGCCTTGGGAATGCGTGGCCCTTTCTGCGCGGCGGCGCCCACGGCTTCCCCGAGCCGATCTTTCTCTAGTTTGGCGCCGCCTTCCTGAATCACCGCATTGGCGGCACGACCTGCTGCGGCGGCATCAGGCGGTGGCGCCCCCACCAGCTGCTCGTAGGGGGCACGCGTAGCCGCTTCGCCTGCGGCGGCCTGCCCCTGCGCCGTGGTGAGGTCCTGCGCGGCGCGTGCCTGGGCGTGCGACACGTGCTCGCCGCCGAGGCGTGTCGCGTTCGCGAGGTCCTCGGCTGCGAAGGTTTTGGTGCCCTCCACCTGCTGCGCCCCAGCGGTGCGGGCGCCTTCGACCGTCGCGTGCACGCCGGCCGCCGTACGGGAGAGCGCCGCGCGTGTTGACGCCGCAGTGAGCCGCGTACCCTCGGTCGCCGTGGTACGGGTCGTGCGCAGCAGCGATTGCGCCGCATCCAGCGCCGACGAGAGGCGGGTGAGC